GTTAGTTCTTGCATGCATTCGAGAGATTTCTCTCCTTCGACAGTGAAGGCAGCATTAGCCGTAAATTTCCGGTACATCTGGTTTCCTCACTACTTTGGTCAGGTAGACCGGTCCGCTTGCGTAGATAAAGGTTCTAAGTTTTGGGAAGCAGCAATGTTTGTAAGCTGAGTAAGACGCTCTAACATCGAGTCTAATATTTCCTGACTTTCCTTTAGGTTGAGTTCCGCATAAACAAGCCGGCGGTTCACGTCTTTCAACCACAGCTTTGTATCGTTCAATACGTTCTCTAATGGAAGTTTCTCGTACTCTATGCTCATATAATACCATATGTCCTAATACTTTGTCAATTCCTAGAATATACCCGACGTCAGACGTGACCAATGGATCATCAAATGATCCCACCAAATACCCGTCCAGTTGATCCAAGTAACCAAAAGAATCATCTTGAGCGAGAGTCTTATGCTTGAGTTTGTCAAAAGCGCGGCTACTGCAAGATTTAACATCAACCACGTGACCATCAATGACACAATCCCTGTGTCCAGTGATGCCGTCGACATAGACTGCATCTTGCTCTCCTGTGACCAAGTGACCTGAGGCTTTAGCTAATGCTATGGTGAGAGACTCAAGTATATGGCCATAAGAGAATTTAATTTTAGCCCACGGAGGTAGAGGTTCAGCCAGCTCTGGTTTGTGTATGGAATACCAGAGAGCTCGTGGACATCTCGGACCCATTGCAGACAAACGGAGGGTAGGTCTCTCCTTCCGCTCATCGTTAAGGCTTGCTCTGAGGCGCCTAGAGATATCAGTGGAAAGAGTTCCAGCAAGAACTTCGGTGAACCATCCATCAGGCTTCTCCATTAGGCCGTAGATGTCAGGTATTAAACTATCTATTGTTATCGTACTAAGCTTTCCAAATATGCAAGTTGCATGTGTGCAATGAATGGACCTAAGATCATAGATCCAATTGTTAGTATACCAAAAGTTTCCCAGAAAGTAAAGTCCCTAAATTTCTTATCAGGTTTCTTATCCTTCTTCTTTTTCTCTTCATCACGAAGCTCTTTCTTCAGCGCTCTGCGCTCGAGCTTCTTGGCGATATCCATTGCCTTTTCCATGTACTCAAGACCCATACCAGGATTTGTGTTTATTGGCATGGAAGGCCCCATCGGTTGCTGCATCATCCACCAAGGCATGGTGGCGTTATACATACAGGACATTTTGTCCTCTCTTTCTTGCGTGTCAAACCCCCAGTCCCAAGTACCACTTAAGGTGGTACCAGCAGTTCTGTAGGTTTCCGAGGCATGGTCTCTTCTCCTACTGGATGTCTACAGTTAAGCTTCACCTAACAAGAGTCTTACGTGTGTGCTCTTTCGCATCAGACACGTCTCTGTCCAGAATATCCTAGGAAACGAACCTAGGCGATGCTACTAGGAACATGGACTGCTCAAACAGCCATTGGGCATCAGAGCGAGCTTATACACCCGACATATCCCACGGCCTCTGTTAAGTGGCCTCCAACATCAGTGCTATGTTGTACAGCAGAGCACCTAGTTGCCTGATAGAAAGTAGACAGCTATCTACCAGGTCTATAAGTTTCCCTGAGTCAGGGTCACTTCATTTCCTACTGACTCCTGAGGATCGAATATCTCGCTCCAACAGTCCTACTCTCCTTTCAAAGGGAGGTTACTTCGGTTAGTCAGCGTATGCTAGTGCAGACGATCACTTACAGATGTTCACATCCGGCAGCGGGTACTCATGAGACGGTGCTTCACGTCGCTCATGTGTTTTGGTACGTTGCAGTGAGCTTACGCTCTAAAGTCGCACATACAATACCAGGGCTGCGTCAGGCCTTTGTTTACACCTCGGGCATTCCAGTCTATCTAGCCCAGGAGATCAGTCCGCATGTCTATCTCGCCCGTAAAGACGGTACCTTCTAGAGATACCCTGGATTTGAACCAGGAGTATGTAACTCCAGCTAGTGCGTGTACCACGGATATCCCATGTTTCGCTACAGTCAAGGAGGGATTCGAACCCTCAAGGCCGCTAAGCACCTGGCTTAACGCCCACTAGCTTTCGTTCGAGGCTTCGGCACTTTGTCTGTGCTGGACAGCAAGGTTTGTGTCTGCCGATCCGTCGGCCAGGCTTTCCTCTAACCTGAATCCAGTTCTTTTCCGGCTGTCCTCTGATCGGTGCAGGAACCACCCTGCAAGAATATAGCCAACGCTACTGCTCACTTCAGGCTTACATAGGGTGACGTGTGCGTCACCTTTAATTGCCTGCCGTCAGGCCGCTGTTTGGACCAGCGGTAGTTTTCTGAGAGTAGGTCCGTTAGGACTGACGCTCCTCAGAAATCAATCGACTGGTGTCAAGTCATAGATGGCTCGCGTTGTGATTGGCGGATTCTCTCGCTCGACACAAGCCACAACACGATAGATATAAACTTTTGTCAAAGTTGGCTTTGTCCCCAGCTGACCTGCAGCCCACTTCTCCGCTTCTTCACGAGTCTTGCACTGACCGCTGGTATTCTGATTTCCGGCTACTGCAACATAGTGAAAGTCAGACATGGTAAGCTCCTTATGCTTGGGACAAAGAGGATCATGACACCCGTTGCTGTGTGGTCTATAGTAAGGACACAAGTCCAGACTATTATCACCTAGTCCGTGTCGACAAGATTTCTCCATTCAGTCCTCCGTTATGGTGAACTTCCTCTTAGAGCGCGGTGCGCTCGCCGTCAGTCTCGCCAAGTTCCGGCGAGCTGCTCGGAACGTCCTGTTGAGCCTCATCAGTTACCTCCAAATTCTTTACCTTCACCTGACAGACACGATGATAAATGTCTGCAGAGTGCTCGGTGGGATCGGGCATGATCTTTTTGACTTCAGTAATTGCCTTCTCGCGTCCAACGAAGGGACCGATGGTCTGACCTTCATAGACTGCCAGGAACTGTCCACTCACGTTTCTCTCTTTTCTTTTGGCCATTGTCTTTTCCCGAAAGAAGAAGGGGCCTTTCGGCCCCTTCCTTCTCAAAGCGTAACGATTTCCAACTCAGGAACCGGGACCTTCACATAAGCCACGACTTCCAGGATGGTGGTTGGATACTTGCGATTGTTCTTGTTCTCGTTGGCAAGAATCTTCGCTGCATCCTGTGCATCAGCAAGGCTGGTGTAGTCTGTACCATCCATGCCGTTGTAACCGTTGTAGACTTTCCAATGCTTCGTCATTACATCACCTGATCGATTTCGATATTCTGGACAATCTCTGGAACCTTGGTCTGGTATGCCAGCTTGAAGATTCCGTACTCTTGCCCTTCTTTGTGGGTTCGTTCACGAGCGTCCTTCTGAGCCTCATCGAGTTTCTCGAAACGGTCAGATGCCCATTCACGGCTGAGAGCCTCAACCTGATAAATGTGCTTGCTCTTTGCATTGACTCTGTTCGTCATGACATCCTCACAACTTGTTCAACGAAGTGGACTTGTGAATCTCAGGAGTGGCAACGGACACAGCCTGATAGATCAAGGTCTCTTGACCGGAGACGAATGAAGTCTCTCGACCAAATTCCTCAGCCTTGCCAAGATCTTCGAAGTACTCAGGATAGGCGCCACCGAATAGGCCACCGCTCATTCCCTTGACGAGGAACTTCTGAGTCTTCTTGATGTCTTCTTTTTCTTTCTTCTTCTCGGACATTTTCTTCTCTTTGTTTGTAGGTGCTCAAACTACTGGAAGACCTCCGCACCTAGAAGAGGTCTCCAGAACTACCAACCCTGCCTATTTCCTCAGCATCGTAGGCTTCCATATCCTCGATGCGAGCTTCGTAAGGTACTAAATTATCAATGCGGATAGTATGCAAACGAACGGACTTTCCAGGATTTCCTCCGAACGTCCATCCGTAGTATTCCAACTTGACTGTGATATCTGAACCATTTCCAATGACAACATCGTGCATCTCCAATCCATCTATGTTTATGACAATGGGTGGAGCTAAGCCCACAACCTTGCCTTTGATCATCTTTGATTGAGGTCTCTTACAAATAATGAAATATCCATCGTCGTCTTTGTGAAGATGGTTCTTGACACCCAATGATTTAAATTTCTCGAGGCTTTCAGGGGTTAGGTATAACGAAGTCTTCCAGAAACCCCATGGATCAGGAGAAGATACCTTGCACCACTTTGATCTGCCTTTCAAAAATACATATTCTGTCTTAGCCATTAATGTGTAACACTCCAACTAGTACCTATGGTGTAATCTTTTTTATCATCGTTCCAATAACTGCCGGCTAGCGGACACTTGAGGCCTAATTCCATTCCGACGGAATACAAAGCATCCGCTTGAGCCGATGCAATCTTCAATGCGACTTCCATATTATTGGGAGTCTCTGTCTGCCATTCGTCATGGACGAGATCTACTAATATACTATTGTATTGCTTAAGTAAAGGATAAAATTTAAGAGTTGCAGCCTTCATTACAATGGCTTCACCATTCTGTAAATACCCAGACATACAGAGATGTTTGCGCTGTCCAATTGTATCCCCAGGTATCCTAACGAGTCTACCGTCAAGTCCTTGAAAGTATCCCCTTCTAGCGTCGGCAGGAATAACTGTCCTCTTAAGATATTCAAAACCCTGGTATCTACCCATGAGACGAGCGAGAGCTTCCTCAGCTTCATCTCTTGAACATTCCAATATCTCGGTGAGTTTTCCAATGCCTCCTCCAAGAAGCAGCGCATAAATGAACCGTTTAGCAGCTTGACGTCCCTTGCAGACGTGACCAAGAATTCTGGCGTTAAGAGAATGCGGGTCAGATTTGTCATCTTTCTTCCCCTTGACCAACGCTTCAGTGAATTCTTTATCGTCTATGTAGTGAGCGAAGATGCGAAGCTGTATGCCTTCAGCATCTACACCTACCAATAGTCTGTTCCGTGGTGCACACCATAGAGACCGCATCTCTTTCCCGAGCAGAGACTTTGTTTGGTTTGTTTTGAGCTCATTCGGGATGTTAGCGGTATTAGGCTTCGTATGAGCCATACGGTGTGTCCAAGCTCCGAGACCAGAGAAGGAGCCATGAATTCTACCAGTCTCAGAGTTGAACAATCCAAGCCATTCTGTCAATGTTCTTCTTCTTGATTCGTAGAGAATGCGCTTGGCTAGAGTCCTTGCCGGAGAAGGAGCAGAAGCCGGCAAGGTAGATAAATTCTCTTCGTTGATCTTCCAACCAAATCTACTAAGTGATTGTATTCGAGTATACAACTCTGAAAGTCTTGTGTCAACTTCAGGAGTTCGGTTTTTCGTATGTTTTAAGCGATTGATCTTACGCTCTAGATCAACATGGGTCTTTGTCTTGACTGTCGGAACCCATCCTGCATCCCAAAGAATTTCAATTACTTGTTTGTGACTGGCGGGATTGAAAGTCTTTCGTATATAGACTGGGTATTCCACGCCGACATCGTAATTGTGTATTTCATCCCTGAGATGTCGGGGAATTGATGCACGATTGATTGTGCCAAACTTTGTAGCTCTGGGGGTGAAATAACGATCAATTACATCTCTTTCTGGAAACTGTCTCTGAATGTCAGCATCTAATTTATCAAGCTCTTGATTAACGGAATTAAGTAAAGTTCGACACCGGTTAGCGTTGAACCCAAAGCCGTTGCTCGAAAGATCGTTAGCAATAGCCTGGAATTGGTGTTCCAATTGTATGGATTTCTTGCGTATAGGGTCATTGATATACCCAGAATATTTAATGTAAATACGGTGGCATATATCCACATCTCTGACACAGTAATCCTCCAGTTGTTGGGACCATTTACTGAAGTCTGTCCAGTCGCCTTTCTTCAAGCCAAAGTCATGTCCATAAGTCTCTATGGAATGTCCTATTTTGCTGTAATCAATAAGTTTGCTACAAATATAGGTATCAATGCAATTATCGGCAATTGCAGGTATTGATAAGCCCACAATAGATTGGAGGACAGGATAATCGAAGCCGAGAAAGTGATGGCCAATCCATAAATCGACGTTACTTGCAAAGTCTTTAAAGCGTTTCTTTTCAATGACATTATGAACATTCCTGAATATATGAAATTCTCCGGTGTCTATGTCTTTACAGACAACACACCAGATCTTAGTAGGATTAATTAATTTATCTGTCTCTATATCGACTACTGCCCGCATATATCCTTTATAACATTATTCTTCGAAAGTTTCAACTGCTTTCTTAAAGCTTCCAATACTTGTAGTTTCCAGTCTTATCTGAGCATGAGCAATTGAACGAGGTCTCTCTCGAATCCGGTGGCCATCATTTCCTGATTTGACAATCCATTCCCCAAGCTTAGCATCATAACCAGTAATAACACCCACATGATGAGGCCACACAACATATGCACCCACTTGCGCATTGGAAGGCACTCCTCTGTGAGCCCAGTTAGCGGCTAGGTTATACTCTGGTCCACCTCCGAACCACTGGCGCATTTGCCATCCACACCATTCAGATGGTCGACTATCTGTGACAGGGCTGTATGTTCTTTGCACAGAAGGTTTACCATGTGGGTGAGATACTCGATGTCTTCTTGTTGTTTCAGGATAGCGTTTGTGTGCCATGCCGAGAGGATGGTTAACAGCAAGCTCAATAGGCCAAGGAAAATAACCGTTGTTAACATCAGGCTTCTCCTTTGCTTCTCCGTTTGAACTTAGGCTTAGAAGAACCAAAACGCTTAGCAACAACTTTCTCATTCACATCTCCTTTGAGGTACGGATCCAATATCTCTCGGTAGATAGCCTTCTCCTTTTCTATTGCTGGACGATGCTTAGGGTTCTCAACAACCTTCTCATTCAATACTTTAAGACAACTCCTGATTTGAATTAACGTAAACCAACTCGCATGGTCAATCGGACCTATAACCTGACCCATAACTAACTACCTCAAAACAATTCCAGTGTTTACAATAACGTTCACTGATTACCCAACGTTGCCACTGAGTATCCAAGCTCAGTGTATCTGAAATAAGCTCTACTAGCTTCTCTCTCTTATCAGTAATGGTTGTCAAAAACGCAAGTTCTTCATATGGGTAACCTTTTCGACTAGCAAAGAAAGTAGTTCCAATGGGCAAATTAATTAACCAATCAACAGGTGGTGTCGTATTGTCTACAGCCAAACGTGGCTTCTTAAATGGTATTACATTCTCTTCTTCCAATGATTTCTCCTTGTTCATGTTGTGTGCTCCGCTGCTTCTACGATGCCCGTAGAAGGCTATAGGAAGCTCGCTGGTGCGTTATTTCTTCGTCGGGGTATGTAAGGTACCCTTATGGTCCTGAAGCACAGAAATGCGAACTAACATGGATGTTGCTTCGGAGATCGCCCACTTGATATCTTCATCCTGAATCTCGTTCAGCAACCGACTTAGCTTACCAATAATGGATGTTAGCTTCTCGTTCTGTACCACAGTGAGTCTCCGTCTCATGTTAGTTTCCAGTCGATGATTTCAGAACCTTCTTCAACCAATCTAGCATTGATTGTGGAGAAGAGTCGAGACTCCAGGAAGGGTTTCCAACCGGAATTTGCTCCCCTGGGCGATGGATGCGAGGTTTCAATGATGCCATTTGTGTCTGGGTTAACATATACGACGTACCTACGCGCAACCGCTCCGAGGAATACAAAGACGATTCCTTTCTCACTGAGGGTTTCAACAATTTCCTTAGTAAGGAAAGACCATTCCTCCCAGTCATGCGACATAGAATTATACGCAAGACATGATGGGACGGCATTCCAAAGAAGAACCCCTCTTTGCGTCCACTTAAATAGATTGCCACGGGTAGGTTGGGGATAATGCAAATCGTCTTTATACACCCTAAAGATGTTAACCAACGTCGGTGGTAGCTTGATGATTTCCGGCGGGACAGAAAAAGCAATTCCCGTCGCATGGGCGGGGTCTGGATAAGGGTCTTGTCCGATAATAGCGACACGTACAGCTGAAAGGGGCGTACTGTCAAGTCCGTCAAATAGTTTCTGACGCTGAGGATTATAAAGTACTTTCCTACTTTCCAGATCATCGAGTCTCTCCTGTATGAGTTGCCACTCTCCGGAGCCCCAGAACTTCATTTCGTCCCAATTGCTAATCATGTACATCAACCTCTAATCCAGATTCTCTAAAATAACTTAACAAATCTTCAAACAAATCTGCTTGTACAACAAGATAATTCTTGTCTCCCATAGACATATTACGCTCTAACCAACGCTGTCCGTAGTAACTCATAGCTTCTATTAAATAGAAGTTACGCTGCTTCGAGCATTGAAGGTCTGGCATTGTCTAGCTCCTCGTACGTATGCGTAATAGGATTGAAATAGACGCTACCAGCAAAACCAGTAAGACCACTAAACCTATTTTTAGAAACGAAGATGTCCAGTGTATTGCGCCTGACAGGATCGTCAGCAAGAAGGTCACGCTTAAGATCAATCCTAATATCGGCGTTCTTAGCCAACATTCTCGAACCACGCGTCTGACCTTGATCATTGACATGCGACACCTTGATAAATGCAAAGGATAATTCCTTCACCATCATTTCGAGTCGTGCGTCGAGGTATTCGAGCTTGATCCGTTCGTCATCTCCTGAACTACCGCTGACAGCCATAGTAATGTGGTCGAGGATAACAACCAAACAACTACACCCACTGACGAGAAACCGAATATTGTCGGACAATACGTCCGGATCATCACTCCCGTAGTGAGAATAGAGACACAGACGGTCATCCACCCGTACAACCTTCTCAAGCGCAACATTGATTTGATCAGACGTACACCCACTGTCCGGTAAGTGTGCAGGTCGTTTAAGTTCAATCCCTGCAATTGCTTGGAGAGTTCGTTGCTTAGGCTCTTCCAAAAAGATTCCTGCTGCTCCATAGTCCGTCTCCTTCAGTACGTGATGAAGAATTGCATGGCAGACTTCACTCTTCCCCACCCCCTCCTGAGCCGTGATCAATACGGACTCTGATGGGCGTATCCCATAGGTAATATCCGTTAAGGTCTTGAATGGATATGCAATACCCTTCGGGGAAGGTACGTTCAAGATCTTCTTGAACTCTGAGAACGAACTCACGATACTTTCTGGCTTGAACTTCTTTGCGTTCCACCATAATTGTCTCAGCTCCTCTTCTTTCCCCTGCTGAAGATATTCGTTAGAATCCTTTAACTCAAGTCTTACCAGGAAGACTTTATTGTAGTCAAACAGCTTTGCGACGCGTTTAGCAGCCTCTCTACCCGCGGTATCGTTGTCGAAGGCGAGATATACACGCTCAAAGCCAGCAAGCCACTCATGGTCCAGAGCGCAATCCCTGACAGCAGTAGCAGCTGATTGAACAGAGACCACAGGTGTGCGAAGAACTTGCCACAAGCTATGCGCATCGAGTTCCCCTTCTGTGATGGTAACGTAGTTATGTGCGTTGCCAGCATATCTGTCTCGTCCATAGAGTCCTCCCTTTGCTATGTCTCCAGTGGAGTGGAAAACTTTATCTCTAAGTTTTCTAACTTTGAAGCTTTCATTAGGATAACGGTAGCCAATCGACACAGGCTCACCACAAGAATTGATTTTAGTCTTGCAGTCAAAGAACCGCATGGTTTCTTTGGTGACCCCGCGCCAAGATAAATACTCAAAGGTGTAGACATCTTTCTCTGTCTCCCCATTAGGTTTGATATAGGTTAAACATGAAAAACAATACCCATGACCATCATCATACTTGCAATAAGCATCAGACGATGGACAAACAGGACAGGCAATATGTTGTTGTACTAGTTTACTCACCCGCCTCCAACTTAGTCCAATAGTAGTAAGGCCTATCCATTCGGTTCCCTGTACGGGGATCGATGGTGTTGCCTACAAAAGGTTTGACTGGTTTGAAATGTTGACCGTTATCGAGCAGAGGTCCCCAATATTCAGGGAAAGGAATATGCATATGGGCTTCGACAATCTCGTGCTTAACTTCAGAAACAGCACGCTTATCGAAGTTGTTGATCTCCCTATACGGGACATCAATCTCCACTCGTTCACGCTGGAAGTATAGCGTATTTTGCATCCATCTGTCAATCTGATAATACTGCCTAGGACGCACAGCATACAGAAATCCTTTGACGGGTGCTAGCATACTAGCTCGACCAATCGATTCTATCTTCAGAGGCAGCGGCTGCATAATTGTGCCTCCATATGCTCTGTGTTTCCACAAGACATATCTATGCTTGGTGAAACCCCAATAGCCCGTGGGAACCGCATCCTGCAAATCTTCTATCAGATGATGCTTAAGATGTCCAGGCAGCAGTTCGTTGTAGACAAACAACAACTGATAGTCGAACCTTTCCAAATACCACATGTCAGGTGAGTGGAAGTTCTCTGCTTTGATTTCCTCAAACCATCGCTTATTTGGAATGGGGTAGTGTAGACGCGGTATCCGCACAGGTACGTGTAGATTCATTGGGGGAGTTCCTCTCTCGAAGAAGGGATTAGCTAGTGGAGAGGATCACCTCTGGCCGAAGACCTTTCGCTTGGGAGGCTCGGCTACAGCGGTAGGTTCCGCTTTCTTGCTTGTTTGGTTCGCATGTTGAAGAAGCAAAGCCTTGGCTTTCCAATTGGCTGCCAGCACAGCCAAGGAGAATAGTCCTTCTTGGCCCAACGAATACAGCTGATTGACAGTCCAGCTTGCTGTATCCATGATGTCTATGCCAGCTTGTTCGGAGAATGTTGGGTTCTTCTTCTCCGAAGCCTGTATCTCTTTCGGATCAATTAACATCTCGGCGCTGCCTTGCGCTTTGATCGTGAGACGCCTCTGTTCGATGAGTGCCTTGATATCTTTCCGACTGAGGAACTGCTGGACTTTGACGAGTTCGTCAGGGTTGATGATGGTCGAGTCCGTGACCACCACCGGACCTTTGGTTTCGGCAACAGTCTGAGTGGTCTTCGTACCTGTTGCAGCGTTAGTAACAGCTGCCTTTTCGCTAGCCACAGCCCCAGCTGGTGCGGGAACGATGAGCTCCTTCGGAATAAGGTCAGGATTCTTGACGTAAGTAGGAGCTGTAACCTCACAGATAGGGAGGTCTCGCCAATCTGGGCGAACCACTCCCGTAAATTTCTTGAAGTGAGCCTTGACTTGACTCTTGTGCTTGACAGTATAGTTAGGAGGAACCTTGACGTAGATGGGTCCGTTAGCCACCCCAGATGAAGCCGCCGCCAATGCCACCTGAGACACTGAGCTTTTGCCCGTAGTGTCTTCGTGAGTGTAGGTAATGGCTGCAGGTTCAGTAACCTTGCGCTGAGGTTTGCCGAAGACTTTCTTGCCAGCCTCCGTCGGAGCCGCCTTAAGAGGGAATTCGGATTCCTTATACCCATGGTGATGTGACGCCCATCCCCAAGGATAGGTTCTATGCTCGGTATCGTTAGGACGCTTATAGGACAAAATATCCCCATTGGCGATGAAGAGCGTGATGTTCCCACGCTCTCCGATCATATTCTCAATCGTCAGCCGAAAGTGGAGATCATCCAATCCCTTGGCAAACTCAGCCAAGTTTTCGTTCTTGTTGGCATAACGATCATAGAGCGTCGGCAGCAAATGCTTGAAGGCACAAAGATATGCATCAGAGTGGCTAGAATTGGCTTCGGTATATTGAGGAAATTTCCCTTCCAAACAAGCAACAACAACTACTTCTTGTTTGGCATTCTGCAGAATAGTGAATGGCTGCAGATCATCCTTCAAAGCTCCGTCTGGATGATTGCCAAAGTATGTGATACGATCTTTGTCCTTGTGATCGTTCAATACTTCAACAACTGATGACACACTGGCTTCGAAGTTCTCCTTTGTTACCTTGTTTGGATCGATTGCCGTCAAGATTTCACCATTCTTGATGATGGCACATCCAAAACAAGAGGGGTTTTTCTCGAGCAATATCCTAATGAAGGGTTCGGATACTGTCTCGCCTTTGGAAGCATAAACTATAGTTCCCTCGTGCATAACTTAGGCTCCTTTGGTTTGCAGAAGGTTGGGTTGACGTTCGAAAGCTAATTTCTTTTTGTCTGCCTTCGGCTTAGAAGGCTTTGGCAAAGGCTTTTTGGTTAGAAAAACGGTAGTAAGTCTTTGAATAATTTCAGCCTTTACGTCAGCTGCCGGTCTAGGGGCAGGCTTCGGCGCAGGTTTTGGAAACAGATCAGTAAGACCGCAACGATGACCAATCAAAAAGTACCAATGCTGTGCGCAATTCTCAGTAATCTTGTCTTTATGAACAAGATCTTCAATAGCGTCGCAGATAGCATCGCTAATGACTCGCTTCTCATACTCTCTGCGTTCTTCTTTGGTCATTCTCGCCCTCCAGCGCTTTGGCTTCCCCATTATTTTGTACGCAAGGTTACCGACGACAATGACCAATAGTGTCGAAAGAATAAGAATCAAATCGTGATCTTCTATACGCGGCATTGAAGCAACCAGAAAACCATACTCATTAGCTGCTCCTTCCCAGTATTCAGCCCACTTTTCAGCCAAGAAGTCCATGGATCAGTCCTCCGATCACCGTTCTCCGCTCAAAGACAATAACCTTACCTATGTTGGGAATAGTCCTCCTCAGTACCATGGTTGCTCGCACTACACGCAGTCTACACTCGTTACAGGTCCACGCTTTGACACCAGAAGCCCTGAATGGCTGCTGTGGCCCTCGCTTGATGTTACCGCAGGCACATTTATAGATCATCGCGCAAACTCCTGTCACAACGGTCAGATTAAGGCAGTGCCGGGATGCCCGTTAGCCTCCGGAGGTTGTGGACACCCCGGCACCTTCCACTGCTAATCCTTCGTCCCACCGCTGGCTGCTCGGTCTGGCGGGGAGTTTAAGCAGCCGAGGGCTACGAGATTAGCAGCGTAACTGCAAATAGAAACCCCAGGGGAGCCGAAGCTCAACCCTGGGGTACACACGAACTAGCGGGGACGGGGGAGGGGAACGCTAGTCCGTGGATTCTTTTTCTGGAAAACCTATTTCAGGTTTAAATTCTCTAACCCACTGAATCTGTTGGTAATTGTATTTCTTCATCATTGTCTCTGCGGAATAATACTCACATGATCTCCGCATGACGTGCGTCTTCTTATTGGTATGAACTAAGAAATTCCTATTGCCCGAAAAGAATCTGGTAACAGTCTCACGACTGTTTTCATCGATGGCTATTGAATTGAACTTATCGTAGCCTTGCTTCAGCATGTCTCTCCACATGGCACGCATGGTTTGGAGACGACCGCTAGCTTCAGTGCTTCGATCTGGTGGCATTGGAGTGCCACAAGTTTCAGCACGCTTCAAGGCCTCGCGTACTACATCACGATCGGGACGAGAGTTTCCCGACCAACGCTTCATGATCCCCGCTCTCTTGATGCGGGGTTTCTTGTTTCGTTTGCTCATCTCATAGACTCCGTCATAGAAACTATGAACTGAAACACACGAGGCATTGACTCTCCCCAATATGGAGAAGTTCCCATGTACTGCCCTATCTTGGGCACACGCAACTGGGATATTGCGCGATAGTGCACCCATTCTGAATGATGCTCTCCGAATGAGAGACGATGATTTCCGTGATCATCGTATTCTTGAACAACCTTGGCAGTATCGTTCAAGTCTATACGAGAACGACAAAACTCAAACTCCTCAGCTTCCGCTGGCTCGTGATATTTCATCAGACCCTCCTTCATTGTCCTAATAGAATAGCAGGTTAGAAGTCTTGTGTCAAACGCAGGAGTTTCTTTTTATGTTCTCTTTCTAAGAAACGCATCCACGCAATACAAGTCTTGTATGAGAAGCCACTCTTACACACCAAGTACAAAACAGCCAACTCAAATCTCTTGAAGAGAATGGCTGTTTCCTCCAAGAGTTTGATCTCATCAGTGTCCATCTTCACCCTCCTCTTCCACCGCATCCATATTCAGCATATAGATACGATAGCGTGCATTGTAGCAGCCCCATAGTTCAGAGAAATCAAATGTCTTTAACTTCTCGGCTTTGAACTTATAGCCTAGCCGAGCTAATTTCTTCTTCCAAGGAGTCTTGTCAGTCAAGAACTGAACCGTAACTTCCTTGTCTTCCCAACGAACTTGTTTGATGTAGCCATTAGGCTGTAAGCCTAAAGCCTTTCGTTCACCATCGTATATCTTATCCCCTCTTTGTGGACGATGGTTACGATCAGACATCACAACCACCCATGTCCTTTCGCCACGAAGAATGCCACAAAGATCATCGGTTCCCACCAATTATCTATGAATAGAGTTTTGAATATGTTAATCAATGTCTTTCTCCGATCTTGTCGAAATACAGACGATTGCAGTCTACACATCTGAACAATTCATAGCCATTTTCTTTGGCTATTTCTTCTAAGGCAACGACCCAATAATGCTGGGTTTCATCTGATTCAAGCAAGTCATAACGCATCAATGCAGCAAAGAAAGTCTTGGCTGCAATCCTGGCTAACTTCTCTTTGGTGCGTGTATGTTCAGTCATATCTCGCTCCCTATTAGGCAGAATTCAAATTGTGGATAGGTATAACGATAGTACCCTATCCACCATATTGCCGATTCTCGGGAACACCAGTCTCCAAGCATCACAGGGCAGTAGTTCTGATTTATAAGAACTTTGCCTACATTCCATGCTCCTGGAGTATATCCTGGTCTAGATGTTTTGAACAGTTCACAGTATTTACGTATTGAAGACATGCTCCCCTCCTTTGGATGATGATAAGGCAGTGATAACGGGATGCCAGCCCGACGCACTACAACGGTCTGATTGCCCTAGCCGTGTGTGTCAGCTTACCTTTCGGATCAAAGAAGAAGGTGATCTGCGTCACCTTCCAATGTTGTGTGTCGTCATAATCACTGTCCCATACACGCTTGGGACTCGGAGTATTATCAGGATAAATACATCCTGGTATGTCTCCTATGTGACGAGCATAAGACTTGATGATCCCATCATTTCCATGAACAGGACCCACATACTGTGAAGTGAATGTATAGCTCATGAGCATTACTCCGTGCTCATGTAAGTATCGGGATAATCAGGACCGAGATCAATCTCAGTCAATTTCCCTTCATCAAACATTCGTTTGGCTACATCTCGCGGAATGAATCTATCCCGCGTTGAGTCCGTCACTGATGTGACGATGCGTGCTTGTGGCGTCAGCACCAACGTGTGCTTTGGCTTAGGCCGTAAGTTCCGTCCTGCAACCATAGTATCCTCCGTCCCTGCCGACCCTGAAATCCCGTCGATTTCAATATCTGCTCGGCATTGTACACAGTATAGCAGGTTAGAAAGCCTAGGTCAAATGTAGAAGCTTTCTAATAGCGTCGTAGGCCAGTATTAGCATATACTATAGTAGGTTTAAGTTAGAAGCAGCTATCTGTACTATATGTTGCGCAAGAGCACCCGGCCAGGCGGCGTGTCCTGTCATACTTAATTTTCGGGCTACGAGACATGGCGTACGCGGTATGTTTGTTTGATATTTGTTTGATATTTATTTGGTTGTTGGTACGAATTTGCTTGACAAGCATAAAATCTTCCTATACTATAGTAAGACCTAGTTTCATTGCTACCTATACTATCTATCAACAATCAACTACTTAACCCGCCGTACCGTATGCCGGCGGGTATTACTTTGTCTACTCAACCTTAACGATTGTTAGTTCTTACTAACTGCTAGAGAAGATTATTCTACTTCTCACGAATATGTTACATACAGCAGTTATGGAACAAACACAGAACTAGGTGCACCTCTTCAACTATGGTTTAAGTATGTCCTACGATCATTTGATGAATAGTACCTATAAATTGATCTTGACATTTTGTTTGGTCTTTCTGTCGTGCTATAATGCTGATACTAGCAATGGTGCTAGTTGATAGGAGCTAACCAAATGTCTAAGCAATTCGTGACGACAAAGAACATGGATGACGCAGCGTTGCATGTGCAGCATGTGAAAGAGATCAGAGCATTGATCGAAAGTGGCAATGTCAAACCACAGATTTGGTACGATGCTTTCCGTGCGTCACAAGGTCGGGACACAACGTTAGACGATGACGAATTGGTTGATGTCATCGCTGATCAATCGGACGAAGACGAAGACTTCGAAACTCCCGCTCAATATGTCCGGTTAATGCTCGAAGCAGAAGCAGCGCAAGATGCAGAAGGCGAAGCGGAGGACGATGCAGAAGATGCAGCGGAGGATGGCAATCAACAACAGACTCCTGCTGATCAACCAAACAAAAAGGATATTAGCATCAGCGGTGCTACTGTCTCCGGTACGGTATCTCCGCGTATCATCGAAGCTAAGGCATTGGCGATTGCTGCTAAAATGCAGGCAGACAATCCCATTGCCAAAGCGTTCCGCGAGCACATTGTGAAAGTGTTGGATGCACCCGAAACAACAAAAATGGGTGCTGTCTTGGCTCTGCTGAATATGCGCAAGCTTTACCCTAAGACCAGCAACATGAACCCCTTGTTGTTGTTGCCTATCCCTTACTCTGTCGAAAAGACGGACAACAAAAACCCTATCAAGGCAGAAGTAATTGACGGACAAGCTAACCCTGATGTCTACAAAAGGTTTGAGAAGAACGAGAAGGGAAAGCGTGTGAAGCGACAAGCATCATTCTACGGCAACCTTGCCGACGACATGATGGAAGGAACGATTGAAGATTTCGCTAAGCGTATCGCTGCTATCAAGAAAGCGAAAGAAAAGAAGTGGGATCAATCAATGTGGTCTCAGCTATACGCTGGCTGGAAACATCACGAGTTAGAGAGTGAATTGTCTCGTGTGCAATCACGACGTACTCGATTGATCACTCTCTTGCGACAGTCTGTCGAATTGGAAAGGCAATTCTTGGATGTAGAGACAAGGTTGCCTTTGGTAGTTGCGACGTTTGTTTCCTCGCCTGCTGATGTCAAGGACAAGGATAAGGACATTGGTTTTGGTAAGGGACGCATTCTCCGCAATACCATGAAGCCTATCAAGATATATGAGAAGGCAGACCAGTCTGAATTTGATGTCTACTCTGTATCAACATTCCTTTCGTTGAATGTGACGAAGGCAGTTGATGCAGGCGGAGAGATCGGCGATGTATACGCTGCCTTTGGTGAGGGTGCAGAAGAGGGCGATGACGAAGAAACCAAGTTTGACATAGTAGCAATGGAGGCTATTGCGCCAGACTTCCTAAACTTTGTTGAAAAGCACAAGGCAGCAATCTACAAGCGGTTGAATACGAAAGACCCGGAAGAGAGCAATGATTTGTTGCTCACTTTGGAAAAGCTTTGGGATGAATTGGGAGACATCAAGACGAAGTATGAACTACGCTTGGACAAGTTGCATCAATCAATCAATGATGCAGCAGCCAAGGCAACAGGCACCCAAGGCTAAACTATCAATCAATCGCAACTAAGGGAGCGCAAATGCTCCCTACTCTTTCCACAATCAAATGGAGGACGGGAAATGATCGAACAACGTTCAATGGTCGTTAACTATCTGCTAGCAGCGCAAGACTGTTTGTTAGAAGGACAACCTACACTAGCCTTGGCATTTGCCAAGCGTGCATTGTCAGAGGCTAACACATTCAACGATCATGTTCGCAAACCTACAATCATGCGAGTGATCAACTATCTGCGTTTGGTAGTCCGTCGATCCGAGGTGCAATCATGATTAAGATTGATTGGGACAACATGCATGATATTCGTATTGTGCATGATCGCGTTGGCGCGTTTGCGGATTGGATTGTTGTGAGCGGACATGCCGCACATGACTATGTAATTGGTAAGCTTGCTCCTAACTATCCATTGCCTGCTATTCGTAAGACAGAAGGTTTGATTGAGTGCGAACGTTTGTGTTTCATCTGCGGATCAATCAACGGTCTATGTAATCGCTATCCACAAGATTGTTTGGAGCCTATGATTAACTAACAACTATCAACAAGACAACAAACAAATAACCCGCACCTAAACAGTGCGGGCTTTTCTTTTGTCTAATTGATTTGATAGTGCGTGTCTAACGCTTGATCAAGAGATCAATCACTGTTTGATTGATGGCATACGCGGGATACTATTTGACTGTTGTTTGTTTGATGATTGATAGATGCAAAGCATCTAAAGCTATAGCTTAGCTGTCCTTAGCTGTACCTTAAGCTATAGTAGCTCAAGTATTCCATGCTATTCATCAACAACTAATCCATGCTATAGATGAAGATACTATAGGTGATTTGTTTGATCGCTCGGCCCCAAGAGAATTCAATCAACAACCAATCAACAACCAACTCTAAATTTCGAACACGGGGGAGGGGGGCCAAAGAAATCGACTGAACTCATCCTAAAATTTATCGCACCAGAAATTTTTATAGTTTTCAATAGAATGGAAAAGGCTCCATTTACTAAAAGTATATTGAAAATCTCAAACAATTATATTGAAAAACAAGGGGGTACCCTACTACGGTGTATGGGTATCAGATTTCTCTATATACTTTGGATTATTTAGACGTGCCTTTTTTATGTTATTTCTCAGCTTTTCTTTGTGTTCTTCTGACAGCTGTCTTTTTCTGAGTTTTAAGGGGGTTTCGTCTATTTGTTCTTTGAGTTCTTCCTTTAACTTCTTAAACTCATCTACATTCCTAAAACATAAAATATCATTGAGTTTAAGATAATTAATAAACTCTGTTCTTCCTATGTCTTGATTAGACCATTCTTCACATTCTTTGATAGCTATGTCTACTGTAACTAAGATTGTATATATAGGCTTACCATCATCGGTCCTTCTCCAAGGATCTACTTGACCTACCATTAATCTTCGTTTAAGATAACCAGCATAATTAAAACCATTTAAATACTCATACATGAACAATAAGTTCTCCTTTATGTTCTAAATTAACTATATCGTAACATTTACTACAAATATCTATAACACCACTAGAGGTAACTAAGCTTTCAGCACAGTTATGCTGTCCTAAATAACCTCTACAATAATAGCATTTCCTTGACAATTTGACATTTCCTTAAATAAGTGCTATACTTAAGGAAGATAATAATACGAAAGGGTGTCTATGTCAACTTATAATCGTAGATGTACACGTTGTGGTCAACCTTTTGAAACAGATATTAGGGATGAATATCTATGTCCGACTTGCCGAAGATGGAGTTAACTATGCACAAAGCTATTGATTGGTTCTTATGGGGTCTATTTATGAGCATGGGTTGGATTGTCGGAACTAATCTAATAAACTTCGTAGGAAGCTTCATGCATCGTTAATGCCCGCTCAGTACGAAGCCATAAGAGATAAGCTAAAGAAGGGCGGTATGTCTTTGAAAGAATCAAAGAAGCATGCTGCCATGATCTACAATTCTAAATATAAGAAAAACCCAGTGGGAAGATTCAGTGATAAGAAAGCACGGGGAAGAGGATAAGTTGCAGAATGGTAATGGTAAGACTAATTTAGCCGGGGTACTCCCGACTGTAATTAGTACAATGGTTGTTGTCTTAACTATGTTTGCAGGTTTCTGGCAATTAGCTGATCCTCGAGCGTCTTTGTCTGACCTAAAGGCTACTTTCGCTAATTATTTGACTATTAGAGAGCACAATCAATTTACTTCAGATTTAGATCATAGACTAGAAGTATTAACTAAAGAGATGGATAATGTTCATCTAGAACAACAAACTAGAGCTGGTTCTATTGAACATATACATTCCTTAGAGAAAGCATTAGATGAGTTAAAGAAATCTCATGATGAGCTGGCTAAAGAAATAAATTCATCGGTTACTATCTCAGATCGCATGAAAGAATTGCAGACTGAAATCAATAATCTACGTGAACATCAAATAACAAAGGAAAGCAAATGACTGAAACAGTGAAGTCTTTGTCTGAATTAGAGATTCTAGCTAAGACGATGGAAGATTTGGCCAAAGAGCCAGTTACAGAAGTAAAGAAAATTGAGGAGAAAATCTAATGGGTTTTGGATATTGTGGAATTCAACCCACAGGCTCTGAAAGTTACGGACATTTGAAAGGCGCTGAGAAACACATTGCTTGTGTTCCGGCGAAAGGCTAATGGCTATCAAGCACGCGCGGAAGAATTCTAAAACTAAGAATTCTAAATCTCCGCAACAGCAAATGCAGGATGCTCAACAGCAGCAACCCATGGTTGCACCGCCAGTTCCTCCTGTGGCCAATGCTGGTATGGGGCTCGGATTTGATCCACAGCAAGTGGGGTATTAAGAATGGCAATAGACGAAACAGTACGAAAGTATCAAACTAAAGGTTCTCCAGTAACTAAGAAACTGGATAAGAAGGAAGGCCCACATAAGGTCACTCATCCACCTACTTCTGTCTCAGTACAGTTTGATGATGTCAAGAAGCGAGAACTGTCTCATAATGAAGTTCCGGGGTATAAAAGCTAATGGTTCAATTTGCAAATGACTGGCCTACTGGTCAATATTTCTTAACTCCTGCATCTTCTGAAGATGTTAATATAGGAGCTACAGGTGCAACTGGTGACTATCTAGAAGGTTTTACAGTAATCCCGGCTACAGCTACTCCAGGTGCAGTTTCTATTGCAGATGGTGCTAATGATATTTATGTCATTCCAGCAGGAACTACAATAGGATCGTATTACATTCCGGTACGTGCATATTCTAAGTCAGGCGCATGGAACGTAACTACAGGAACAAGTGTTTCTGTCGTAGCCGTAGGTAAATTTACTTAGTGTTTGTTCAAGGCCCTAGATTAATAACTTCTTTTGTCCTTTCTGATTCTACCTGGCCAAGTATTTCAAATAGACCTACTGTCTCAGGAAGTACTTTAAGTTGGGTAGGTCCATTAGGTGGTGGAGCTAATAATGGACAACCTGTTCAACAGTCTAGAACGTTAACAGCTTCAGGAAATGTATCCACTTCCTCAGATAATCAAGTTATCCAAGGATTGGATATATCTGGAACTGTGAGTATTAATCACAATAATGTAACGTTAAAACAATGCCGCGTTACCATTAGTGATCCAACTGGATCTGCAGTACATTTGGCAAGCGATCCTATATCAGGAACGGTAATTGAAGATTGCCAAATAAATGGAAGTATGAATAGTTTTAATGGATTGAACTGTCCTGCTTCTACTTTCAGTTGGTCTGCTGCTGCCGTCCGAAGAAACTATCTTTTAGGATTTGAGAATTGTATTACAGGCAATCCTCACGATACGCCAATAACAGATAATCTAATAGGACCTATGGGCAATTCAGGCAGTTCTACATACGATGGAGATGGTATAGAATTATATACTTGCAATAACATCACCATACGACACAATACGTTTATTTCAACAGGCAGTCAGACTACTAACTTAGTTCTTAATTCTCTAGTTAATATGACTAGTGTTAGCGGAAACGCAGTCACAAACATTACTATAGATAGCAATCATTTTGAAGGTAGTTCCGAAGGCTCGTTTGTAATTGACTTTGATAATAGTCCAGGAGGTCCCATGTCATGGAACTGTACTAATAATGGCTTCATCAATATAGGCTCTAAGTCTCCTGTTAGGCACGCAGCCGATTATATAGCCCCTTCTCCTAACTCTGGCAATTATACGTCTGCTGATATAAATTCTACTGGCGGTTCTTTACTAAATGGAACAGGACAGATAAGTTAATGGCTGTTGCAGTAAAAGATACTGGAACTGCAGTTTATAATACTACAGCGGTAACTCAAACTTATACTTTTACAGTAAGTTCAGGCGCTACACTCGCTGTATTTTTCATAGTTCAAGATGTAACACAATCAATTACAAGTGTAACGTGGGATTCTGGAGGAACGAACCAAGCTTGCACTTTAATTGGTTCTAAATCCGATCCAACTGCATCGTTAGGTGCAGTTTATCTTTACGGACGCATCAACCCGACAGTAGGCACAAATAAAACTCTTAGTGTGGTAAATGGGGTTACGACTGGTGAGAGTGCTGAAATGCAGTCTTATTCAGGGACTGTTACATCTTCAGTAGCAGCAGCTTGTACCAATGTTCTGACAGCGAATGGAACTACAGCTGGTACTCAAAGTGTAGGAACGGCAGCACAGTCTGGAGCTAATGGAGATTACTATATTTCAGGCTATATGACGCCTGGAGGTATTAGTGCTCTTTCTAATATTACAATCTATAATTTATCTCCTGCTGGCAATGATGCTGCTGGAAACGGAGTCGCTTCTACAGGCACAAGCATTTCTTTAACAGCGACTATACCTACTAGTACATGGGCTGCAGTTAGTTGTGATATTGTCGCAGGGAGTTCAGATGTTTTACAGGCACAAATATGGCTTTAAGTAAAAGAGCATACGAAGGTGAATTATTAGTAGACCACAGAGCTTCTCCAGGTCTAACAAATGAACAAGCACATAAGTTAGGATATACCCTTGATAATACAGGTGTTCCTAATGCTGTAGCTGAAGGAAAAGTGTTTGAGGCTCCGACGATGGGCTGCAATCACTGTGGGACAGTAGTTATAATCAATCCCAGTAGAACAAGGGATCGAGCCTATTGTCCTAGTTGCGATCACTATATCTGCGATAACTGTGAGCTCGAGCGAAAGTTACCAGACTACAAACACGCAACACATCGTCAAAAAATAGAAAATTACATTAGCGCTAATACAAGGATTATAATTTAAATGGCAAAACGAGTTTTTAACCACCCCGGTCAGACTTGGGCGCCGACGGCTACTGGCGCCGCGGCCACCAATTGGATGTCTGTAACCGGCGGTTCTACTACAATGATCATCGACTGGCTTGAAGTTCTTATTTCAGGCACAGCTGCAGCTGCCGCTATCTTAGCTACGGGAGTTAGATATGCATCAACCTTGGCAGCTACCCCGACTGCTCTTGCTGCGCCTGCAACTGATGGCTTCCTTAATGCATCAGGTTCAGCTTTATCAGCGCCAGCAGTTGTAGGGTTTGCTGCTACTACGGGACCATTCCCTAGTGCTGCAGCTACATTGTCTGCACTTAATCTGGGATTGAATGCTTTTGGTGGAATTGTTCGCTGGAATGCATCTCCTTTCCAGCAATGGACACAAGTAGGTTCTGCTGTTGCTGGTTCAGGTGTAGCTGGGCAATCAGTTCTTTGGAATAATTCCGGGCCTGGTGGACAGTCGACTACCGCTGCCGCACATATTATCTACGAAGCATATTAATGGCTGATTCTCAATACAACGATGCCGCTGTCCTGACAACTGACCCTACTTTTCAAGGTAGGGTTGGTTCGGCAGTATGGGCATATTGCGCTCAAGTAATTCCTACAGAAGTTGTAGGAACTACTCCTGCAGATTCTTATGTTCATATGCAACGTAAGAATTATGCACAGCAAGTATTAAACAATCCTACGATATATAGACCGTATTTTATTAATACTGCATCAGTAGATACTACAGTTCTTTCTGATGCTACTATTACTGGAACTGTTCCATTAATAACTTCAAACGTTTCAGTACAACAAGCATTAATATCAGATCAACATATTTCTAATGCTGTAGCGTCGACATTTAACGCGTTCGTATCTGGCATTTAACTAAATGACTATTCGCGGCGTAAATCAACAGCGAATTGATCCGCCGTGGCTTGGACAAACTTGGACTTGGCGTCAAGTTGATAAACTTGGGGAAGACACACTTCCTAAGAATCAATATAACTGGCCGAACCCAACTGTCTCTACTTGGATAGATGAAACCATTACTTGGAGACAAGTAGGGTTTCTAGGCAAGGATAAATTACCGAATAGACAGCAAGATTGGCCCAATCCTAATTCAGTTTTGTGGTCAAATAGTTGGTCTATAAATCTTCTACAGACTACTCTAAAACCTTCTGTTTTATCGATACCGAAGAATCAATATGATTGGCCTAACCCACCGTCTGTTGTGTGGTATCAAACACAAGCTACGTCTGCTACTTATTTATTAGGACAGGGTTTTCCAACCAATCAACTAGATTGGCCTAATCCTAAATCGGTAACTTGGTATCAAGATTGGAATAATCAGCTGGTATTGAATATGCCAGTGTTTGCTCCTTCTGTTGCATCTTACTGGGACATACCGCAATCAGTTACTTGGTATCAGGATTGGTCGCAAAATCTTCTACTGACTACTTTAGCTGCTATTCCAGCTAAAATACCTTTCTTACAGTTTGACTGGCCTAATCCGCAATCTGTTCTTTGGTCTCAGCCTTGGTCTAGTCGATACAATTTATATGGCCAAGATAAATTACCTAACCGTCAGCAAGATTGGCCATCTCCACAATCTATACAATGGTATCAAGATTATAGACTTAATTTATTACAGTCTACATTAATTCCGCCTCCTGCGGTACTACCGCATAATCAGTATGATTGGCCTCTTAATTATCAACCTGTTTCTTTAACTCAAAGCTGGACTTATACTTCTCAGTTTATAGTTCCTGTTCCAGTTATACCTACTTTTATAACTGGTGGTAGGCAACTAGGACCAGGTCCAGAATCTAGATATCAAACTGAACTCAGGCAGTTAATTACACAAAGACAAGCATTAGAAGCTGCGCAAGCTCTAGCTAAACGAGGCGGAGAAGCAAGAGCAAAGAGTTTAACGGCATCTCAAAGAACTAATATTGCGTCCCACGCGGCAAGCATAAGATGGAAGAAATGATGAACGCGGCAAGCACAAAGTCTAAATCTAAACAAACGCGGCAAGCATACAGCAATTACGGCAGAATACTAGGTTATTTAGGAAATATAAAAAAGGCTATACTAGCAGACCATGGCTCCAAAAAGGCGGAAATCAGCTCTCGTGGACGAACGCGAGCAGCACAAACAGGCAGCACTAGCCAGTCTAGAAAAGTTCATAAACCTAGTACATCCCAAGCGGATGCTAGGAAACATACACAGAAGGGTGATTAATTGGTGGACACGTCAAGACGCCAAGAATCATCAACTACTTTTGCTACCACGCGACCATATGAAGAGTACGCTTGTAGCTTACAGGGTAGCGTGGGAACTTACGAAGGATCCTTCGTTGCGGGTCCTATATATATCTTCGACATCTAATCTAGCAATTAAGCAACTTAAATTTATTAAGGATATCTTTACTTCAGATACTTATCGGCTTTTCTGGCCAGAGATGGTCGAGAAAGAAGAAGCGAAGCGAGAGCTCTGGACTCAGCGCGAAATATCGTTGGATCATCCTAAGCGGAAAGAAGAAGCAATCCGTGACCCATCGATCTTTACTGCTGGCCTTACCTCTAATATTGTGGGCATGCATTGCGATATTGCTGTTCTCGATGACGTGGTTGTGCAGAGTAATGCGTACCTGGAAGAAGGGCGGGAAAAGGTAAGAGATCAATACTCTCACCTATCGTCTATTGAAGGTACAGAAGCTAAAGAATGGGTTGTCGGTACCAGGTACCATCCTAAGGATTTGTACTCTGAACTGGTTTCAATGGAAGTTGAAGAGTATGATGAATTCGGTGAAAAGATATTATCTAAACAATTATTCGAAATAGAGGAACACCAAGTTGAGTCTATTGGGGATGGAACTGGTGAATTCTTGTGGCCTAGAGCACAGGCATCTAATGGCCGTTGGTATGGGTTCGATATCAAAGTACTTGCCGATAAACGAGCACAATATCTAAACAAACTTCATTTCAGAGCCCAGTATTACAACGATCCACATGATGTAGAAGCCAGCCCAATACAACGTAATCTATTTCAATACTATGATCCTAACTATATCTCTAAGAGAGATTGGAAATGGTTCTTTAAGAAGGAACCCTTAAATGTCGTCGCAGCAGTTGACTTCGCGTTCTCCCTTGGCAAAAAGGCTGACTATACATCTATTGTGGTTGTTGGTGCTGACGGCTATACTAATTATTATATACTAGAGATTGATAGATTCCGGACGGATAAAATATCCGAATACTTCAATCATATTCTTAAGCTCTACGAGAAGTGGGGCTTTAGAAAGATAAGAGCCGAGGTATCCGTTGCCCAGGCAGTAATCGTACAGGACCTAAAAGATAATTATATACGTCCATTGGGATTATCTTTGTCTGTTGACGAATTTCGACCCTCGCGTTTCCAAGGTTCTAAAGAAGAGCGTATCATGGCTGTCTTAGAACCTAAATATGCTAACCATCAGATATGGCATTACCCAGGAGGTAATTGTCAGATTCTAGAAGAAGAGTTAGTTTATTTCAATCCTTCGCATGATGACTGTAAAGATGCTTTAGCTTCAGCCATAGACTTTGCAGTAGCACCGACTAACCGTTTCAATATGTACAAAATACAGGAACATGCTTTTAAATATAATGCTAGATTTGGTGGAGTGGCTTAAGTGACGGGAAAAGTCATGGAGCTGATGAATGTTTTGGAACCTGATCAACTAGCGATCAGGATTACAGAACGTTTCATTGAGTGGGACACAATGCGTCAGGTCAAGAAGAACGACTGGGAAGAGATTCGCAGATACGTTTATGCTACTGACACTACACAGACTACTAATGCTCAGCTTCCTTGGAAGAACAAAACTACCAAGCCGAAGATGACGCACATCTGTGATAATCTTTACTCCAACTATACTGCTACGCTGTTTCCTAAGCGTAAGTGGTTGATATGGGAAGCAAATGAGAGGGACGCGAACTCAGTTCAGAAACGCGATGCTATCATCAACTATATGGCGTGGTGTATCGACCAACCTTCTTTTAAACATGAACTAGATAAAATCATATTAGATTACATTCACTTTGGTAATTGCTTTGCAACTGTCGAATGGGTGGATCAAAGAGTGCAACAGCCTGGAAAAGTACAGGCAGGCTTTGTAGGACCAGCACTCCGAAGAATCAGTCCTTTGGACATGATTATGAATCCTACTGCAGAAAACTTTATTCAATCTCCTAAGATTGTCCGCTCGATCGTGAGTATGGGTGAACTTAGGAAAATGCTAGATCGGATGACCAATGACGAGAACCAAGCAGAAATTGAAGCGTTATTTGACTACCTCAAGAAAATCAGATTCCATGCTCGCACTTTCCAAGGTGATTGGATACAGCGCGACCGTCTTTATGCTGTTGATGGCTTCACTAGCTATCGAGCTTATTTGCTTTCTGATTTTGTCGAAGTACTTACCTTTTACGGCGATTATCACGATTATATAAATGATACCTTTGAAAACAACAGAGTTATCACAGTTGTTGATCGCCATAAGCTTATTGGGAACAAACCTAACCCTTCGTTCTTTGGCTATCCACCTATTTTCCATGCCCCTTGGCGAAAGAAACAAGATAATCTTTGGGGTATGGGACCTCTGGATAATCTTGTCGGTATGCAGTATCGCATTGATCATCTAGAGAATATGGCTGCTGATATCTACGACTTTACAGCCTTCCCAGTTCAGAAGGTCAAGGGATTCGTAGAGGACTTTACTTGGCAGCCCGGTGAGAAGATCTTTGTTTCTGAAGAAGGTGACGTCGATCTGATAGTTCCTAAAGTTGAAATTCTAACTGCCGATATGAAAGTCGAGAAGTTAGAGAACGATATGGAACTTATGGCAGGTTCACCTAAGGAAGCCATGGGATTTAGAACTCCTGGTGAAAAGACTGCATTTGAAGTTAAAGAGATGCAGAATGCAGCTGGGCGTATTTATCAGAATAAGATTACTCAATTTGAAGAACAGATTGTAGAATTAGCATTGAATGCTATGCTTGAGCTAGCACGACGAAACATGGTCGGGACAACGACTATAAAGGTGTTTGATGATGATTTCAAGATCGCTACCTTTCAGGACCTTTCTGTCGAAGATATCACTGGGGTCGGACGTATTAAACCTGTGGCTGCTCGACATTTCGCCGAACAGTCCGAGTTGGTCCAGAACCTCACTCAGTTGGCTGGATCCAACCTCTGGCAAACTGTTATGCCGCATTTCTCAGGTGTTCAGCTGGCCAAGGTCTTTGAAGACATATTCGGTCTAAAGGAATATCAAGTGGTTCTGCCTTATGTGCAGATAGCTGAACAGGCAGATGCACAACGACATATGCAAGCTCTGCAAGAACAGTTGCATCAAGAAGCCGGTACGGCCACGGGACAAGGGGAAGATTTCGACACAGAAGGAGGTAATCCTCTTGCTGGTGTGGTTCCTCAGCAACCTCAGCCACAGCAACAGGCGCCTCCGCAACAACCTAGGAGACGTTAATGTACACTAAGTGGACCTCACACTTACCTACAGAAGAAGCACAAAACAAATTTAAAGAATCAGTACTCGCTGCTAAGCCAGTTCTCGAAAGAATCAAAGACTTACTGACAGCAGAAGAGAAAGTACTAGATCGTACTGAGCTAGACCCTAAAGCTTATGATAACACTAATTGGCCTTATAAACAGGCATTCAAGAATGGTTATAGAGCGGGCCTAGAGATAGCCAGAAAACTAGTTGATCTAGACAACCAGAAAATTCTATTACCAGGAGATTAAAATGAATGAGGATGAGAAGACCAATCATCTTTTCTTCGTGCACGGCTGGCTAACAAGAGAAGTGGATAAAAATATAAAACTTCTTAATGTAATCCAAATGGAATTAGCCAGTGCAAAATTACAACTCGAATATATAAAGAGTAGAAATGACCGATAATCTATTAGACGTGGACAACACGCCGCAAATTGATGAGAGTAAAGATTACTTCCAAGAGCTGGTGGGAGATGGACGAAAGTTCAAAACCCCTCAGGATTTGGCTAAAGCTAAACTAAATTCTGATCATTACATCAAAACTTTAGAAATGCAGAAGGACGAACTTCGCAATGATTATCTAAAGTTACGACAAGACTATGAAGCCAGAGCTAAGCTTGAAGAACTTATTGACCAACTAGGTAAGAAAACTCAGCTACCCCCTACTAGCGACTACACCCCTCCCGCGAATGTGGATAAGCCTGGAATCGATTCTGCGAAGATTGAAAGTCTTGTGTCTTCTAAGATACAAGAGCATGAAGCTTCTAAGAAGCAGACTGAAAACTTCCAAACTGTCAAAGAAAAGCTTAAGGAACGGTATGGTGCAAACTATGCATCGTCCCTTAAAGAACAAATAGAAGATTTAGGAATTACCGAAGAATTTGCTAATAATCTTGCCAGGAGCAATCCAGCAGTATTTTTTAGAACGTTCGGATTGGATGCTCCTAGTCAACAGCAAAACTTCCAAACGCCTCCACGATCTACCCGTATAAGTGACAACTTTAACACAAAGGGTACTCAACAGCGTACTTGGCAGTATTACCAAGATTTGAAAGCTAAGAATCCTAAGCTCTATTACGATCCAAAAATTGCCGTCCAAATGGAAAAAGACATCCAAACTCTCGGAGAGAGATTTATGGATGGAGACTTTAAAGCCTATGGTGACGGCTAAACTTAATTAACAACTCTCTAAGAAGAGAGTAAGGAGACAAACTGATGGCTGGCTTTACAGATGCCAACACAGCAAATCTTCTAAGAACAAACCTTTGGTCTCGTCAGATCAAAGAATTGCTCTTGGATGAATTGCATGCTATGAAGTTTGTCCGTATTATCCAAGACTTCCCGGATGGTGTACAGATCAACATCCCGTCAATTGGTGAGGCAGAAACTGCTGATTACACCGAAGGACAGGCGATCAAGTACAACGCACTGGCTACTGGTAACTTCATATTCAATTTTGATCAGTACAAGTATTCAGCTAATGCCATCTCTGAGAAGTTCAAGAGAGACAGCTTCTATTCTGCGGATGTGATTGCTGCCTTCGTTCCTCGTCAACACCGTGCCCTTATGGAAGCGGTTGAGACTCGGATTCTTGCTGTGGCTAATAGCGGTCAAACTGCTAGCAATCTAAACGTAATTAATACGGCAAACCATCGTTTTGTAGGCTCCGGTGTCAATCAGGCACTTGCTTTCCAAGATTTCGCAAAGGCTCACTATGCCCTCGTAAAGGCTAATGTTCCTCTGATTAACTTGGTTGCAGTGGTTGATCCTACTGTCGCTTACACGATGCAAACTCAAGCCAACACTGTTAACCTGTTGTCTCCGATGCCGATGTGGGAAGATGTCATTAAGTCTGGTGCTGTTACGGGATTCAAGTTCCGTTTCAATCTCTATGGCTTCGATGTCTACGTTTCTAATTATCTCCCTGCAATTGCTTCGGAAACTATCAACAGCGTCACAGTGACTACTGGTGTGGCTAATATGTTCTTCTCTGCTGCTCCTGGTGATACTATGCCATGGATTGGAGGCTTCCGTCAGATGCCTACAGTCTATAGCGAGTTCAACAAGGATCTCCAGCAAGACGAATATTTGACCATTGCTGAGTATGGTTTCAAGCTGTACCGTCCCGAGAACATGGTCATTGTTCTTACTTCAACTACTATTGTGACGTAAGGAGAATATAACATGGTCGCAGGATTTTGGTATAATCAAGACGGAGTTCCTCTGCAGTATGGTACGCAGAAGGCAATTCCGGAAGTGGGCGGGGATTACCTCGTCTATGGTGAAACACGAGAGATTGAGCAACTCATTCCTCTGGTTCCTCTTCAGCTGACGGCAGCCGGTCTTCCGGTTCCCGCTCCTGCTCAAACCACGTTCTCCGGAACCGGTACGACAGCGGCTGCAGGTATCCAGTCGATGACTACCTTGATGCCTCTTCAAGTAACTGCACCTCAAATCACTACTACTTCCGGTACTCTTATCCTCACTGCTCCTCAGATCTTTATTGAATCTGTTGACGTTGTGGGTATTGTAACGGCAGCTGGTGGCACGAGCATCTCGGTAGGTCTTGTTACGACCTCCCCGGGTTCTCCTAGCTCTAGCTTTGTTCAGGTTACTCCCAACGCGGGAGTGCAGATCATCAATGGTCTGTTGACTGCGAACATAGTAGCAGGCGCGAGGATCACGTACACTCAACCCGGTTCTACTGGATTGAGATTTGATACGGATACGTTGGTTGCTGGTGGTGGCACCTGGGTTGGCACTCAAATGCCTCTGGTGACGAACACACTCACTCCGCTACCTCAGAGCGCGTGGTTGTCTACGATTCAGACGGGTACGTTTACAAACGGACTCTTGAAGCTTCGTATTCGTTACACTCTCTACGGTAACATCAACTACTAATCTAACTATGGGATAGGGGAGGTGTCAAAGCCTCCCTCCCATATTCACACAAATAAAGGAAATATAAATGGCTTTTAATCCCTCTGCTGTCGTTAACATGGCAGCTCTCGACGAGGTAGTTGCTAACGAACGTGGTAGGGCTTCTTATTCTCCGGTTACCGTAGGTACTGTAACTTTCCCAGCTAATCCGTTGGGGACTTGTTATTACCAAGGAACTGGGGCACCTATTTCTACAGTTCCTGGTGCTGCTTCTACTATTGATGTCGGACAGTTTTTGACTGGCATTATCATTCAAGCTCCTTCAGCTGCCAATACTTCTACCTTAGACACTGCTGCTAATATGGTTGCTGGTTGTAGTAAAATAGGTTCTGGTGCACAAATAGGCGATGTTCTTTCTTGCTACTTTGGCAATGGTTCCGGTACTAATACAATAACAATTGCAGGCGGAACTAATGGCACCTTTGATGCTAATATTCCCGCTGCCAATAAAGTGATTGCAGTCAATGCTTCACGTTGGGTTTTCGTTAGGTTAACTAATGTAACTCCTGGTTCAGAAGCTTACGTAATTTATCTCTAATGTCCAAAATAACGCTAAATCCTGTCGCCGATCTAACGCAGACTACAACTGCAGCGACGACTATTAACGCGAACTCAAGTACAGTTCAAACAGCGTTTGACAATACTCTGTCTAGAGATGGTACTTCACCTAATCAAATGGGTGCAACTCTAGATATGAACTCTAACCAGATTATCAATCTACCTTCTCCTAGTACGGTTAATTCACCGGCTAGGTTGATTGATGTTGTTTCTAATCCTACTATTACGATTCCAGCTACAGGTACTTCAGGACATACTGTTCCTTTCCTGGATGGTAATAATACTACTTCTGGTAATAATATCCATTCAGGAACTGAAACATTTAATGGTAATGCTACTTTCAACGGAAGTACTAATACTGTCAATAATCTGACTATTACAGGAGCAACTGTAGTTGCCTCTGCTAATTCAATTCCTGGAGGAGCCTTAGTTGCGAATAGTGTTATAAACAGTGTTCTAGCTACGATGCCTGCAAATACTTTAAAAGGAAATAACACAGGAAGTACAGCTAACGCAGCAAATTTATCTGTAGCTCAAGTAAATGCAATGCTAGGTGCAGCTTCTCTATCTGGGAATAATACTTGGACGGGCAATAACTATTTTCAAAGCGGTACCCCTTGGGCAGATGTCGTAGCATGGGGGGCTGATCCTACTGGATCTACAGACAGCGGTACGGCTATTCAAAATGCCATTAACCATTTAGTTGCCTTTGGTGGAGGTATTGTATTCTTTCCTCCGGGTGCTTATAAATCAACAGCAGCAACCATTACAGTTAAAAGTGGTGTTAGATTAATTGGTGCTTCTCGTAATAGTGTTTCTCTAGGCACTGGAGCTACTTCAGCTTTTGCAGGGCCTATTCTATCTTTTGACTCTACTTGCACATACGCAGGTGCAGAGCATATGTTTATCCAAGGCTATTTTGGAGGGAGTCCTTCTCAACCTACTGTATCTGTGGCTGCCAACGTACCTGTAATTCTTAAGGATTTATATCTTTGGGGAGGGACCTACGGTCTTCAGACTGCAGGAGTAGATGGCTTCTATGAGAATATATTCCCTGAAGGATATACAGCTAATATTACTTCTACTGGAGCTAATTGGTATGTAAGATGTAAAGTAGATACAGGAGCTATTCCAGGCTCTACTCCTTCTAATGGTTTTACTCAACTTAATTCAGGAGGAAGCGGTGTTGCTGAGAACCATTTCCTTCAGTGTGATTTCTCAGGGAACTATACTAACTCAATTACAATAAATGATACTTCAGGAACACAGGCAATAACTACTTTTGAAGGGTGTGTATTTAGTTCACCTATTATTATAACTAATGGAAGAGTTCAAATGTTCTCTGCTTGCGAAATTGGAAGTACTACGTTTACAGTAGGAACCAATCCTTGTGTTGTTACTGGATGTGCTTCAACGAGCACTGCAATTACAATCTCAGGCGCAGGTAAAGTAGTAGCAGGGAATTATAACATATCATGACGGATAAGATTACACTAGGAAGTGTCGCTTCCTTTCAGAACGATTCTACTGCAGTAGCTCAATACAATGCTAATAATACTACATTGACTTCAGCTATGGACAACACCTTATCTAGAGACGGTACCCAACCTAATTCAATGGGTTCTAATCTAGATATGAACTCCTTTCAAATACTTAATCTACCCAGTCCTTCTACAGGAGCTTCTCCACTAAGACTTCAAGATTATAATACTCTTCTTTCAGGAGGGACTATCACTGTCAATGGTCTTCCTACTGGAGGCACTACAGGACAGATCTTAGATAAGAACAGTAATACTAATTATGATACTGCTTGGGTAACTAATGCACCTTTAGTAAGTAATATCTCTGGATTGGGAACTGGAGTAGCTACATTCTTAGCTACACCTTCAACGGCTAATCTAGCTGCAGCAGTTACTGGAGAAACAGGTTCTGGAGCTTTAGTGTTTGGAACCAGTCCTACTATTACTACAGCAACACTTACAACCCCGGTTCTTTCTAGTTTTACTAATGGAGCTGGAACAGTAACTACCCCTAATCTAACAGGAACTCTTCTTTCTACCGCAGGACAAACTACAGTGTTCGGAGCAGTAGCTAATTCTAATCCTACTGGAACATCTTCTACTACTGGAGTAATGATGGGTTTAGGAAGTGGTTATACTTTTACTCCTAAATTCAGTACTCGTTTTGTAGTGTGTATCCAAGGAGAAGCAGCTAATACTACTACTAATATTGTTCAAGTGACTTTAAGAGCTAGTACTGGGTCTGCACCTACTAATGGAGCAGCTCTCACAGGATCCGTACTATTAAGTCAATACTTAATTGCTCCTACGGCTAATACTGGGTATCCTATGAATATTATGGGACTTGTAACTGGAGCATCGCCTGGAACTACTTATTGGGTTGATCTTAGTTTAGCAGTCACTACTTCAGGAACCGGAAGTTTTCTTAATCCTTTCTTTGTAGCATACGAGATATAAATGCAAAATACATATGAAACAGCAATAACACAAGTATTTAAGGACGAAGGTGGTTATACTAATGATCCTCGGGACCCAGGTGGACCTACAAACTGGGGGATAACCTTAGAAGATGCCAGGCACTATTGGAAATCAGATGCAACTGCAGATGATGTCAAGAACATGCCAAAGTCTGTAGCAGAGGATATCTATGTTAAACATTATGCGACGCCTGTTGATTACAACGCTCTCCCGGCTGGAGTCGATTATTCAGTCTTGGATTATGCGATTAACTCTGGTATCTCCAGGTCCATTAAGACGCTCCAAGGAGTGGTCGGAACAAGTCCGGATGGTGTTATTGGACCACTTACAATCGATGCCGTACACGTCCATAAGTCAGGAGAAATAATAGATGCAATCTATGCTGAACGTCTAGCTTTTCTACAGAAGCTTTCTACTTGGGATCATTTTGGTAATGGATGGACTGCTCGTTGTGCCAATGGTCGGAGGTTAGCTCATAGTTTAGATTTAGCTAATCAGGTTTCATCTAAAGCTATTACTACTTCAAAACCTTCTACTACTATCCCTCTTCCTGCGCCTACTCAGGTTAAGACCCAGAGTTGGTTGGCAGGTATTTTAAACTTCATACTTTCATTCATAAAAGGAAAATAAATGTTTACTTCCACGTGGAATGGACTTAAAGCAGACTGGACTAAGTTTGATAGCTGGTGTGCATCTATTGCCCCTGGCATTAAGACACATCTCATCGCAGGCTTGGGTTTGTTAGGATCTACCGGCGCAGTTGCGCAAGAGTATTTTACTAATGTTCCCTTGACTACTTTTGTAACTGCTGAGGAAGCAACTTCGATAAGTGCTGCTCTGTTCGCTCTAGTTATATTCACAAGACATCTTACTACAGTAGCGGCTAATGCTAGCACTCCTGGGACCAGTTCTTAATTTCTTTGGTGGTCCTGTCATAACAGGCCTTATCAATGCGTATAAGGCCAAATTAGACGCAGGTAACACACAGGAACAGATCGCTGCTGATTTAGCTGCACGGGAATTAGCTGTGCAGCAGGTAGAGATACAGGCACAGAATCAACTTCGTATTGCTGAAATAGGAAGGTGGTATGAGCCAGATCATCTATTTCTGTACACTCTGTTTATCTATTTCTTATACGGAATAGCAGATAGTCTGGCGGGACTTCCAGTTCCTAAACTAACTCCCGAGTTAGATCAATGGGCTGGAATAATGATTATGTTCCTCTTTGGTAAAAGAGGTATTGAAAATGTCGTGAGGATTATAAAGCGGTGAAGAGAACTTTACTTGATCTAACCCAATCTATATTAGCTAGTCTGAACTCAGACGAAGTTAATAGTATTGGAGATACTGCAGAGTCTCTTCAAGTTGCTGAGATCTTACGTACAGTCTATTACAACATGGTGGCTAGGAATGATCTTCCTATCCACGATGAACTATTCCAGTTGACTTCTTCAGCTGATCCGACTCAACCTGTGATTATGTATAGACCAGACCACATTGAGAAGATTACCTGGATTAAGTATTTCAACTCTAATGTAGCAGACGGTTCTACTCAGGATGATCAGTTCGGCGCATTCTCACATAATCTAAACACAGACATTGTTGCTCAGCCGCTATGGACTACTGCCTCCACTACTTCCAATACTATTGGACTAGGAAGCAAAACTTTCACAGCGACAGTAATTCCATCTAACATAGTCAAGGCAGGTCAGAATGTAGCTATAAACTCCGGCACTAACTTTATGTATGGGACAGTTACTAGTTATTCTGGAACCACTCTTATAGTTAATATAACTAACGTAACAGGTTCAGGAACCTTCGGTGCTTGGATTATCAACGGTGGTGTTGGGATTAATGCAGCTCCTGGGTATCAGTATGTTACCATTCTACCTGTTCAGCAGTTTGTTGATTATGTGAATGGTTTCAATCCAACAGACAATGATGTTCAGCAATTTAACTTTACTCCTACTGCAACTGAAGCTGATCAAAGTTTTACCTTCTACTATAAGACAGATATAACCCCTCAGTTCTGTACTATACTTCAGAACTATTATGTAATCTTTGATTCATACGATCAGACTCAAGACAGTACTTTACAGACTAACAAGACTATGTGTCTAGGTCAGGCTATTCCTTCTTGGCAAGCAGTAGATACGTTTATTCCAGCTTTAGATGATCAGCAGTTTCCTTTGCTTCTTAATGAAGCTAAATCTCTAGCCTTCTATGAAATCAAGCAGATACCACATCCTAAGGCAGATCAAGAAGTTAAAAGACAGTGGAGTTCAGTACAAAAGAATAAAGCAGTAAATACACAACCCTCATACTTCGATGCTCTTCCAGACTTTGGCCGACGAGCCTGGTCAGGTAGTGCAGGCGAATGGTTTCATACATTCAGACAAAAGAATAGTAGGTTTTTATAATGGTTGAAAATAAACTAAGAGGAAACGACAGACTCCTTTCTCTGTCTCAGATAGATGATAAGGCGCCTCTTTCGAGCACAGGATTGATCGATAGGCGCTTATTCACAGGTGAACAGAAGCTCCATGCGCTAATGGATGATCAAACAAACTTATGGCATTTTAGATACGATGCCAGAGGAAAACTTCCGCCTGAACTAGATTCACAAACGTTTACAACCTATTCGGCTCTTCTAAAGTTCGCTACTGAATATTTTAGCAAGAGAAATATAAAGGTGGCAGAAGTTCTTTAATGGCTAGGCAACCAGTAGAATCCGCCACGTTACGTGGTTGGCGGAACGTACTTGAGAATAACTTTACAGGTGGACTGAAGACTGAATTCACTGGATTAAACTTCCCAGAGAACTCTTGCACAGCTACATCTAATTGTACGTTCTTTCATACTGGTGCTGTCTTTAGGAGAAATGGTTTTGATTACGAATCCGGTTTTACAATTAACAATATCAATCGGACTAATTCTGCTATTTCTACTTTTATCTGGACGAACGCTGGCGGAGACGGCTCCACTAAGCTTTATGTAGTTCAGATTGGTCTTACTATATATTTCTACCAATTAACTAATTCTACTATTACAAACCCACTCAGCACAACTCTTCTAGCTTCTACTGTATCATTGTCAGGAGATCCTACTGTTGAATGTCAGTTCTCAACTGGTAATGGTTATCTGTTTATATTCAAAGCAGATCAAGATCCTTCCTATTGTACTTTTACTTCAGGTGTAATTTCTTCTAATGCTATAACAGTATTGATTAGAGATTTTGTAGGCACTGGAGAATTGGTCCTTCCTGGTCCAGATACTTATAGACCGACTACACTTTCTAATTATCATCAGTATAATCTACAGAACCAAGGCTGGACTAACCAAGCGGTTTGGTCGGCTAACTCAAGTTCTAAAGTATTAACTACTAGTCCTGTTCAGTATCCAATAGGTTTAGTTTCTTTTCAAGTTCAGGCAGGACTGTCTGGAGTCAACTTAGGGCAATCTATAACCATCGTAGGAATTCTTTCTGCTCCTGGGTTTACATATACTTTATATGCTTCAGGATTAGTTAATGCATACTCCGGAACTACCTTAACTTTAAATGTTACTTCTTCAACTGCAGTAACAGGAACACCACCTCCTCTTAATTATTCTTTAAGTTCCACAATATCTCCGGCTAATGCAGGAGGTCAGATAGCTACTTGGCATTCAGACATAGGTAATTACCCGTCTAATGCAGATGTGTGGTGGACATTTAAAGATAGTACTGGGGTATATAATCCAACTACTACAATAAATAACGTAACCTTAGGATCCGGACCTGCACCTAAAGGCTTCTACATTATGCAAGCCTTTATGCAGCAACGTTCAGGAATATCCGGAGTTCCTGGAATAACTGATATTATTACGACTAAACGTCCTAAGACTGGAACATTCTTTGCAGGACGTGTTTGGTATGCAGGCGTAGATGATGGTCAGGTAGTTGCGGGAGCTACTACGTCTTGGTCTGAGAATATATACTTCTCTCAGATAGCTATTAAACCTGAGCAGTTTGCTAGATGCTATCAAACTAATGATCCTACTTCAGAAACTTTATTTGATCTTCTTCCAGATGATGGAGGGATTATAACCATCCAAGGAAGTGGTTCCATCTATAAGTTATTTCCTATAACTAACGGTCTTCTTATATTTGCTGCTAACGGTATTTGGTTTATATCTGGAAGTACAGGTATAGGTTTCGAAGCTACTGACTATAACATTTCTAAGCTATCTGCTATTCAAAGCATTTCATCTACGTCTTTTGTAGATGTCCTGGGTTATCCGATGTTCTGGAATGAAGAAGGTATCTATACAGTAGGTATACAATCAGACCAACAAGGACTTGCTGTCAATACGTTGACACTTAATACTATTAAACAATTCTACGACAAGATACCTAAGCAAAGTAAGAAGTTTGCTAGAGGCGCTTACAATCCTATTACAGGTCAAGTAGAATGGATATATAGAAGTACTAATGAAAGCAGCGTTACTGATAGATACCAGTACGATAGTGTTCTTACTATGAGTATGTTTATACAAGCTTTCTATACTTGGAATATATCTGCTGGTCCCTACGTACATGACATTCAGTACGTTACTTACACAGGTGGAAGTACTTCTCCTTTACCTGGATTTAAATATCTTACATCTAATTTAGTTTCAGGTAACTATCAGTTTACTTTCTCAGAAGAGAGAGACAACATAAACTGGCAAGACTGGGAATCATCTGGAACTCCGGTGAACTACTCCAGTTCTTTTACAACTGCCTATAGACTTCATGGTGATGCTCAACGTAAGTTCCAGCCTACGTATGTCATGATGTACTCAGACAATACTACAAGTACATCATATAGAGCTCAAGGACAATGGAACTTTGCTATATCCAATAGTTCCAATAAGTTCTCAACAATGCAAACAGTTCAGCACAATCTTACTTCAGGTAAGTTTGGTAAACAGTTTAGACGACTTAGAATACGAGGGAATGGATATGTCCTTCAACTAAATGTTGTCTCTATTCAGGGACAACCTTTTAATATTATGGGATGGAGCCTTGCAGAGACGCAAGCGATGAGTGTTTAATGGATCCAGTTACTATAGGTTTAACGGTTGCTGGTTTTGCAACTTCAATACTAGGCACTATGAGTGCCAGTTCAGATGCTAAGCAGATCTCTGGCTATGAGCAGCAGAATGCTGGCTTGGAGATGCAAGTCAACGCACAGCGTAAGAATGCTATGGAGATAGACGCTAGACGACGTCAGTTGGACACAGTACGCAATGCGCAGAGATCTAGGCACGCAGCAGTAGCTACTGTTCAAGGACAGACTGGTTCTACTCAAGGGACTGGCCTACAAGGAGCTCAAGCTCAACTATCAGGACAAGGTAATTTCAATCTACAGGGGATTAATCAGAACCTGGAGATTGGTAGAAACATATTTGGTTTGGATACTTCAATATCTCAGAATAAGATTGCAATAGCAGGTCTGCAAGGATCGCAGGGTACAGCGCAAGGTATAGCTGCCATTGGTGGAGATATCTCTAGGTCAGCAACTTCTTTAGGTAATATATCTCAACAGATTAGTCCAAGTGTGGCGTCTCTGTTTAACGGTCCGTTTGGAATAGGGTAATGGATAATAAACAACCTATTTCATTTCAACCAGAAGATCAAGAAGCTCCTCAGATTAGTTTAGATCAGGAGCAGAATGCTGTTCCTAGTTCTCCAACTATAGCTGAATCTAGAGCTAAGAAGGCTGCGTTCGCTCTTAAGTCTACTTCTAATGTATCCTATGAAGATCTGCAGCAAGCCTTAGCTTCAGGTCAAGAACACGCACTAAGGCAAGAAGTTTCTGCTACTGCAGACGTACAGAAAAGTGTTGCCCATCGTCAGCTAATACAAGGTATGGCTGATACAATGGGCGGAGCTATATCTAAAGATCAAGCTACGTTTGCTCAAGGTAAAGAGCAGATGGCAGCTATAGTAGGACAGCCAGCACCGACCAACCCTAACTCAGTGTTGGAGGAGTACTATGCTGGCGAATACTTAAAGCCCATGTGGGATATAAGTGATCAATTTAATAAAGGATCATTTATGCCACAGGCTATGGAACAGATACCTGAGCGTGTTAAGGCTATCAGGAAGGTAGGAGAATCTCTTATAGCTTGGCGAGAGATGGCTCAGAAGATTGCCCAAGATACTGCTGATAAGTATCGTGATGAATCTATGGCAGGCTGGGCTTGGGATCAAGCCAAGTCTCTAATACCGGGACGGTTAGAAAACCTCTTGAGAGGTAATACAGATCGTACTAGTTACTTTGGAGGTCTTCGTGGAGATGTTCTGAGAAGTCAGTTAGCTGATATAGAGTCTGAACCAGATCTAGAGAAGAGACGTATAAAGCTTCAAGCAACAGTAGACAAGATTGCTCAGAGCAGTCCAGATGCTGCTAAGATATTTGCTCAAGTAGCCTTAGGCCAATCTACATCTGAACGTATGCTAAACAATGCCATGACTTTGTTAGATCTTTCAGTTCTACCAGGGCCAGTGGCTGTCAAAGGATTTATTCGCGGTGCTGCTAAGGTTGTTGCTGAGAAGGTCGCTGAGAAGGCTGCTTTAAGCAATGCAACGACAGAAGCTGTTAAAGATGTAGTTAAATCTACTGCAGGCAGTGGACCCACTGTCCGAAGTGTTGTTAATCAACATTTTGGTGAGAGGTCTATGGCTATTGACTACTCTATTATGCAAGCCCGTAAAGGTTATAAGGCAGTCGCTAATGAACCGTTGCGTGTGGGTCCCCGCGTCGGTAAGTACGGGGATATGGATGTCGATATAATTGGCAGACCTACTAAGGGCCCTAATGGAGAACCCTACCAAAAGATAAGCTTTGAAGATCCTGAGAATCCTCAGAATATGACTTCACAGCATGTTCCTCTCGCTGAGATTAAAGAGACTACGGTTGGTAGATACCCGAATGAGGGTATGCGTAATATACAGCTCAAGAAGATTGTAGATGGCATTAATAAGCTAGAACAAGAGAAGAAGGATCTTCAAGCTTGGCATGCAGACTATATGGCAGGCAAAGGAAGTCTTCCTGAGCCTTCTGACTACTCTACTGTCGATTGGTCTAAAGTAAGTGACCAAGAACTTCAGAAGATGCTCGAAGGTGAGCATTGGTCTGATATCCACATCAATCAAGACTTCAGTGGTGATCCTGAGAAGAGAGCTAATGCAGGCAGAGGTGATCTAGGCGCTGCTGCTACTGTTGGTGTTACTGAAGATATCATGAAGGATCTGACACACCAAGCACATCCAGGTCAACAAGCATTAGATCCTCTTCCATCTTATTTGAAATCAGATGAAGTAGCCTTTACCAATAACCCTGGTAACGGTGGTCAGGAGATTGCTAATCGAGTTGCTGAACAGTCTAGAGCCTTTGGCAACAACATTCTAAACATTGCTAAAAACATAATGCGTGTTAATCGTATACCGCAGTTGCTCACTGATCCGTCTAAATGGAATGATGCAATTAAGAGTGCTGTCGAAGCAGTTAAGCAATATACTAAAGATTCGTATCCCGGTCTAACTAACTCCATATTGAACATATCTAATCCACGGTATCATCCAATTACTAATACTTATCACATGGATATGATCGTTGGACGAGATACTGGTGAGTATTTTAATAGTAGATTAGCTGCTGAGAGATATGCAAAAGTATATGGCATAGCTAGTCCAGAGATTGATAAAGATGGTTTGGGATGGTTCATTAGAGTCAGTAAACCCCTGGATGAAACTTCCAGTGTCATTAGAGACATGCTTCTTAAAACAGCAGATGCGGTTACCCCAGACAGTTGGGCTAACTCCTTCTTAGGTTGGTTAAGAACTCCTGAGGAAACACTATCCTTTGAGAATAGAATGCAACGTAAGCTTGCTACTTACAATGCTTCTTCTTTCTTAGAATATGCTAAAGAGACTGCTCGAGACATCGGTAAGATTGGACGTAAGAACTGGAATGAGTTCGAACGCACCTTGAATGCTGCTCGTAAGATGCCTGATCCTGATGATCCAACTAAGCTAGGATACTTCTTCAAGGATGGCGGAGAATTAGATAACTTCTATCAGACATCATTTCAGAGACTGCCTACTGATGTAGAGAAGTCTGCATACTTTGCCTATAAGCGAATAGTCGAATACGATCGTGTTCTACGGTCCATGGGATTGTATAGAAACAAGATACGGGTAGGCGTTGAGTCCCACAGTCTAAAGTCTTTTGCTGAAGACGGCTCAGATAGAAGTTCAGACTTCTTCGACGGAGTATCTAAGAATGTCTTGCCTGCCAGCGATGACACTATTGTTATAATGGGACGTAAAGGTAACGTTGTCTATCAAGGCGGAGCTAACCGTATTCCTCCTAAGCTCAGAGAAAAGATTGAACCTCAGATCAAGGGTGGTGAACAAAAGGTCATTGAAGTACATGACCCTGAGAAACGTCCTCTAAAGAAGTTCTTTAATAGTGATTCTCGTATACGATATGTTGTTACTGAGAATGCTGAATCCAAGCCTATTTCCCTAGCAGACCAAGTTCCTCGTAGAGGAGGAGGTCACTGGGACTATGACTATGATCATTACATTAAGCAAGCTAAAATAGTCCACGATGAGGCTACAGGTTTTCGTTGGTATGAAGGTGACTCTACTCTTATGCCTATGGCTATACGCCGTCTTGGCAAAGATGTCGTCGAGAAACTAAACAATGTCCGTGAGTTGCTCAGAGCAGGGAAAGAAGATGAGGCTAAGGCTTTAGCGATGTCTAAGGAGGGGTTGCCTGACATTCCTTGGGAAACTCACAAGGGATGGTATGCACCCACCACCGGCGCGCACGGTGAAGAGATTGCGCCTCGCTTAAGCCTTACAGAACCTCTACGTGTAGTTCCTAGAGATAAGATGATCCATGATATGGACACTGATCTACAGGCACGTGTTGAGGCAGAGCACGGCAAGGGTTCGTTTAAAGACGGTACCCGTCAAGGTTCTCTAGCTAGACAGGCTCAGATACAGTACACTGGTGATAGAGATAGCTGGGACGTCTATACCTTAAATGATACAGGGTCTAGACATAATCCAATCTATAAGTACGAGCCAGCTGAGATGTTAGATCCTATTACTACTATGAATAGGGCTCTCTCTAAAATAGCTAATAGTACATTCATGGATGACTACAAGATCTATTCAATAGAACATTGGATACAAGAAGCTCGTCCATGGATTAAGACTCATGAGTTAGATGAGGTTGACAAGTCTCCGTTCCACTACTTCAATAACATTGAAGAGCATTGGAAGCCTGGGGCACCTGAAGAGGTTAAACGTCAGCTTATGTCTAATCGTATGAAGATTAAACAGTTGATTGGTACTCCTAGTTCAACTGATAATTTCCTTATGTCTGCTCAGCAGGCTATGGTTGATTCTATCTATGGTAAGCTTGGTCCTAAGGCTGTAGCACTGACCCCTGACTGGTTGCTGCCTTCCTTAAAAGATCCATTTAGGTTTATGAGATCCGTTGTCTTCAATATGAAGATGGGGCTGTTCTCAGTTCCTCAATTGTTTGTTCATGCTATGACTATTGTCAATGCAGTAGGCATTGCAGGAGCTAAGGTAGGGTTCCAAGGTACCTTTGCTTCTCTATTACATGGATGGGCACGTATTAATCCTAGTATGATTGATCACTTGGATGAAATGGCAGCTAAGATGGGTATAGGCTGGAAGCCAGGAGAGTTCAAGGAGTCTATGTCTTTGATCCACGGTCCTGAGAAAAGGACTGGGTTTATGGATGTGGCTGGTGAACATGCTTATCTAGACACTCCATTCGCTAATAAGATATTTAGCAACGGTACCGACAAGTTCTTAGATGCAGGTCAGATGTTCTTCAGAGGCGGTGTCACTTGGTTGCGTTCTGCATCCTGGCACATGGCCTATAAAGAATTCAGAGCTTTAAATCCTACAGGTAGAATTACAGACGATAACTTACAGCGTATCTTAGAGCGTGCAGATATACTTTCACATAACATGACTAGAGCTTCGACCTCTACAGTTACTAAAGGGGTCATGTCTGTTCCTGCACAGTTCTATACTTATCAATTACGTCTATTCGAATTGATGACCGGTACACGACTGACTGGTGTCGAGAAGGCCAGATTATTCGGAGCCAACATGTTGTTCTTTGGTATACCTGCAGCCACAGGTTTAGGTCTATATCCGTTTGGGAATAGTATACGTAACTATGCCCAACAGAATGGATATGTCTTAGGAGACAACTTCGTTACTTCAGCCATGATGCAAGGCATTCCTTCCTTAGTCGGAGCTTTGATTACTGGTGGCGCAGATATCCAGAAAGGTACATTCTTTAACGTCGGTGGTAGATATGGCGTCGAAGGTGTCGGAGCCATTGAAGATGTAGTAGACGGGGATAAGACCATCCTAGACGTTCTAGGTGGCGCTAGCTATAGTACCCTCCATAATATCTGGGGAGCTACCAGCGGCTTCCGTACGGTCGTTGCTCAGGCTTGGAAAGGCCAAGGAGACTATCAACTAACTGTTGATGATGCTGTCGGTCCATTCAAAGAGATATCATCTTTTAGTCAGGCTTCTAAAACTCTAGCTGCCATTAACTTCGGTAACTGGACTACTAAGAACGGAGCTGACTTATATCCGACATCTCCAGCCATGGCTATTCTACAAGGTCTTACAGGTCTTTCAGATCAGCGTGCAACTGATGTCTGGCGTAAGTCTATTACTCTGAAACAGCATAGAGAATATGATAATCAGTTATACGGATTGTTTCAGAAAGAGTTTACCTTAGGGACACAAGCAGCTAAGAATAAAGATCCTGAGGGAGCTAAAGTTCACATTAAGAATGCTTTCGCATACTTAAATCAATTCGGGTATCCTCCTGAGAAGATTGGTGGTGCAGTATCTGCTGCCATTAAGAATAATCAGTCAATCATAGATAGAGTAGATTATAACCTATTGGTTAAAGATCCTCGTTCTAGAGATTTAGATACCTATAACAAGATACAGCAGATTAAGCAGAAACAGACTGGAGTCCAATAAGTGGTCGCATTCAATCCGGGAGAACAGTACGCAACATCTCCCACTCCCGATCCAGAATATACTAGCTATAGATGGTCTAGGACTATTCCTGAACCAGGAGCTAATAAGTCTGGTGAAATACTTGCCAAAGGCTTAGGTTCTGCTGTTGCTGAAGGTGCCGAAGGTACTAATAAGATCTTTGAGACTGCTGCTGCTAATGCTGCTAGGGATGCCAAAGAAGAGTCCAACACTAAAGTCATAGATGATCTACAGAATACTTTAGATGCTGTCAAAGGTGCTAAAGTAGCTTCTAATAATCCTATGGAAGCCTTTGCTTTTGCTGAGACTGAAGGCAGAGGTAAACTAGACTTGCTGTCTAGTACTCCACAAGTCGCTACTCCTCAAGATGTCAAAGACTCGGCTAGAATTGCTGAAGGATTGAAGTCAGCTAGAGCTAATGGTACATTCTCTCATAGCTATGGAGACATGATCAAGGACTCTTATCTTAAGAAGGTAAGAGCTGATTACCCTGGCTATAGGAATATAGTAGACAGAAACTTCGGTGATCCTGCTAATGAACGTATTAGTTCCCTCTTAGGGGATCTAAATAGTTGGGCTAAGACTGCTGAAGAGGGACATAAACAACTTCTAACTGATATTCGTTCTGAGATTAAAGAAGGCACTCCATTGGCTGATGTCTGGATGGCTAAAGTCCAGGATGGTTCAATGTCTAGTCAACAAGCTTATCATCTAATCAATCAAGCTAATACTAAGAAGTACGAAGCACGCATAGCGCATGAAGAATGGTCTAGAGCAGATGATACAGATAAACTAGCAGGTCTCAAAGCAGAGAAAGCAGCGCAGACTAAAGCTGATTCTGTTGTGTCTACTGTACTAAATACCATGAGTGCAATAACGAATACTGGAGATGCTGTTGCTATATCTAAAGTCTTGAGTGGTGACATAGCTTCAAGTAACTTTGACAGTACGCATTCTCAGATGATTGGACAACAGTTCCAAGATGCTGAGATGCAAGTCAGAGCTAAGCTAGACCAAGAATTACATGCAGTAGATAAAGATACTGGTAAGTCTATTTCTTCAGATATGAAGGAAGAAGCCATACAGAAACTGATAGATGCACGGGTTAAACCTCTAGTAGACTACCGAGAAAGATTTACCAATCATGAACATGGATTGGCTAACCTAACTAAGATGGTTGCAGAAGGTTACTATAACAATACTCTGAAACAAGCCTATGAAGATCCTAACCTTGGATCAGCCTTGCAGAAGATTAAAGTTCTGCGAGAGACTGTAGGCCCTGCTGCTGAACCTATGGTTAGTCAATGGTTTGCTGGAGCGGGACAGAATGATCTAAGTCCTTTCGCCACCCACTGGGTGTTTGACAAGCAATTGTCCGCTGCAACTCAGACTAACTATCCTAAAGAAGTAACAACTGTCAATGATCAACTAGCTGCTATCCAGGCTGATCCTAAAGGAGATTTGTCTAAACAAGGTCCGGCATTAGCTAAGAATATTCTAGGATGGTCTGCTAGGATTGGAGATACTAAACTTCCTGTTGAAACTAGAGCTAATTATGCTCGAGCATTCTTCAATGATATTGGTGTTGTAGATAAGTTTGCACCAGCAAGTGTAGACGCTAGGGGTAGACGTATTCCTGGTCAGATGGATGTCTTCCAGACATTCGGTACTGCTAAGTTTGCAGCTACTATGCGTGACTTAGCTGATCAAGGACATCCTGAGTTATGGGATACTTACCAGCACTTTATGGAAGAATCCTTCGGCAGTCCTAATCGTGGATTGTTTGCTCAGCATGTACGCACTATGAGCGACAATATCGATGATCCTTCTGTTCTTCCTTTGTATCATTCAGATACTAATCATTTCAGCATTGCAATAGGTCAAGTTCCTAAGGGACCAACTTTGGCAGGCAGACGTCCAGCTTATCCTGGATCTACCTACGGTGGTTCTATAGCTAGGAAGTTTGATCTAGTACGTGCAGGAAATATGGTTAAAGAGCTCAACAAGGGTATCGATACCATGAAGAACATCTATGGGAATACTGCTGAAGTAGATATGAACGCTAATCTACTACAGCTATTCCAACGTATGGGAATGGATCCTAAGTCTGGTTCCTTTGGTGCTAAGATGTATAACGCTCTAATCACTGCTAATAAGAAGGAAGAGCCCGATGCCAGTGGGAAGTAGTACTGGCCAGCAATACGAAACTATGTTTGAGGCTGTAAAAGGACAGCCAGCTGAAACTGCTGAGCCCGGTCTTGATACTAGTTTCAACAAATGGGCACGTCCGTATACAAGTTCTACCCCAACAGGTCCAGTAAGTGTTCCGGATTTGGGCGGTCCAGATTCGCATCCTGTTCCTCCTAATCTTCCGAACAGTCCGGACGAACCTGATTTCGAAGAGCGGTGGAAACAGATGTTTCCTAAGTATGAATTATCGTTGCAAAAATTCCTGTCACACCCTGAAGTAAGCGATAATCTGAACAACCTCAAGGTAGACAGAACACACGACGTTCCCTATGAAGCTGGTCCTAGTAAGACTGGAAGTACGTTATACCTAGATAAAAGTATACCCCATGAGGCTCATGTCTCTGGGGTTTCTTTTGATCCTGCTGTTCCTGCTTCTATACATGAGTTTACAGAACGTCACGTAATGAATCAGTTAACGAAGAAGGGGATGACTGATGAGAAGGCCTATGAGATAGCTCACCATGAGTTTGCTGAACCTGCTGAGGATGCATGGTACAGAGCCCATGGGATAGATGTTCCTGAGGTTAATAAGCTCTGGGCTAAGTGGGATAAAGGTACGGAACAAGAGAAAGCAGATGATAAAGACTTTCCTAAAGACTTGTATACCAAACCTTATGCACACAACAAAGTAGAAGGTGTTAAACATGAACCTTCTGGTGTCTCAGATGAGTGGGCTGTGGGCAAGATGGCTATGAATGAAAAGCATCATCCTCCTATATTAACTCCAGACCCTACAACAACTGGGCATCTTGGAGGAGTAGAACCTCTGAAAAGTGGTGGCGGTAAGATTATTCCTGAAACCATTCACAGCGCAGCTATTCAACATCCTAATGGTAATGTTTACATAGGAATAAACCATGCAGATGCTTATGAGCAAATGCCTACCGGAGAGAAACTCTCCTTAGAGAAGGCAACAGACTTTGCTAGTACTCAAGGCTATGTAACCAATAAAGGTAGATTTGTAAGCAGACATGAAGGACAAGATATTGCTGAAGCTGCTAAGCAAAAGGTAGTAGACTTTGGTTCCAGACACGGTCTATTATCTGAAGAATTAGATCCAAGTTATAAAGAACCTATACTTCCATTGCTCAGACAATACTTCGGTCCAGAAGCAAAATAGTACTATAGACTGATTTAGACATAGAAAAAGGCCCCTAAGGAAAAACCCTAGGGGCCTTTTAGTTTGTCTGCTCTATGACTGTCGCGCCTGCCAGTCAGAACATACAGTCGTTTCTCTGACGCATGCTTTTATGCGTCATGTCCGCATAAGCATCGGACAGTTGTCGCGCTCACCTCGTCATGTGACTATAAGGGTCGCGAATCAATGAAACTTCTTCTTCTCGAAAGCCTTGACCGCAGCCAAGCCTTCCTTCTCGTCTTCCAAGATTATGGTCGAGTGAACATCAACTATGTACTCGTCCATGGTCTCGATAGCCTTGTCGTAGCCAGCCTCATCCTTCTTGATCTTGGGATTACGCCAAGTGATGTTCTCAAAGACATAATAGCCTTTGCGATCCTTGGTCTCGTCCCTGAGAATGAATTGACCTTTCTCGATGCGCTCGACAAGTTCAGCTGCGGTAGCTGGACGCTCATCGTCGATCATACCGAAGTGTCTCTGAAGCTCTGTGCGCTTCTTGCACTCAGCTTCAGCAGCACGAGACAGCAAATGGCGAATTCGCTTCTCCTGAATCGTCTCTTGCGGAGTCACGACTGCGGAAGCCATTGCGTAGGCGTTTGCACCGTTCATTTTCGTTTCCTTTTCTTTTGTTTGTAGAGGTTCGCAATAAACTACATCATCCATAATGCAAATGCTTTCTTGCTTTCCAACTACTTCATTCATTTCCTTATATCGATAAGTTAGTTCTTTGTTCAAGGCACTTTGAATAGCCTTCAAATTAGACAAATCCTCTCTAGCGAGAGTGTTAGACACATCCTTCAATTCATTATCAGTCATCTTCATTCAATGTTCCTCAATTAAAATAGGACAAGCAGGCGAAGGGGCGAACCCTAGTCATTTAAGCCTAGATCTTCTAGGACCCTGCTTGGCCTGACCTCAGTTAGATAAGCTGTCCATCTTCTTCATCTTCTTCGAACGGAGTATCGAACTCATCATCGAAGGGATCGTATTCATCTTCCTCATCCAGATTATCCTGAGCGAAGATCGGTGTATCGATCTGTGCAGGTGCGCTGACAACAACCGGACCCATCGGAAGATCAGCAGTCGAGAGCATTTCATTCATGGTAGTTCCTTTCCTAAAACACTCGCTCTTTCTCTTCTGCGAGTATTGCTCGAAGTTTTCTTCTTCCTTCTTCTCGTGTGGAATCTACCACACGTCTTAGATAATCTTCGTGTTCCCAGCTGTCTCCACGTCTCCATTCATCGTCATTGTGCATGGCATATGGTTTAGATATAGGACCACCTAGCCACCTTTCTCCATCTGGATCTTTCATCTTCCATGGGTATTTGTTGGAGTAACTGGTGGCGTTTGGGGAGACAAATCGGAACGTTCCTATTTGAGCTGTCCCCAATTTCTTGGCAACACAGAAAGAACAATCACACCACCAACGAATACCTCGTCTAGCGTGGTAAGTGATTGCGTAATCTAGTAGCCGAGGAATGTATTCCTTAGCTAGCTTCGCCTTCACTCTTTCCCTTATTCTGAGAATCGTCGGGCTTGTTACCACCGCCTCCTGCGAGGTTGTAGACATCCTGGTAATCTCCCTTGGTTTCAGCCTTCTTCACAGCATTCTCGAGCTTCTCGATCTTCTGGCGAAGTTCCTTTCGCTCTTTGATGCGTGCAGGGCTGTAGCCCTCGGAGGTGGTCTTATCGTCTGCATCTTTGATGATGATGTCAGCACGATCGATCTTCTTGTAATCCCTTTCCAAGGATTCGATCTTATCCAACACCTGGACGATAGCCTCGGACTGTTTCTTAATAGCTCTTTCTTTGAGAGCGTCAATGACTTCGGACTCAACCTCATCCCAAGTGATGAGTTCAGCTGCCTTTTCCGCTATAGAATGAGCCATACTGTCTTCTCCTTCGGTTGCAAAGTAACTAAGCCAAGCAGGATCAGTACAACGGTCAGTAGCAACAGACTCCCAATATTTTAAATAGAAATCATATCCGTTCTTAAGCCAAAGCTCTGTCCAATAAGATTGGTCAAAGCTCATGTTAATCACCAAAGATAAACTTAGCTACATTTGAAAATTGACTATTTAATTCATCAAGTTCTTCTGAAGACCAGTGTTTACGAGAGACGACTATATACTTGAATTCTATCATGACCACAGCCTAGTGACGTGGAGGTTGACGCCTTCTATTTGCTGCGCGACTAGAGACGCGAGTTGCAACACGCGCCAACGAACCTCGTCGGTGGAATCCCACATGGTCAAGCTCCTTTCCGTCGCCCTTATGTACCCTTCCCTTCCGAGTAGCACGGCGTCGTGCACGATTGCGGTCTTCACGCCTTTTAACTTGCGCAGGGGTGTCCTCCCACTTGTTTTCTTTTTTATAGTTGTGCGCCATTTTTAATTAATTCAATACCTCCCCTTTTATAAATCTTCACTTCGACCATAACCATCTCGTGGCCATTGGTAACTTCTTCACTCTCATTCAAAATACCATATTGATAAAGCTTTTCACAAATGTTGCCGATGGAGATTGGAACCTTCAACGTACGTATGGAGCTCATCTTCTGTCTCCTTGAGTTTGAGTTCTTCTTTGGCGAGCTTGATCTTGACGTCATGTTCTTTTCGTCGCTTAGCAGCTTTCTTTTGCTCACTAACTAATCTCTCATATCTATTGATTGGGTGTTTCAGCTTTATCATGTTGCAACTTCAATACAGCTTCTTCTAGAGCTTCGATATCTTCTTGCATTGCCGAGACACTAAGCTCTAGTTCTTCTATAATTATTAATAGGTCTTCAGTACTGGAATAAGAATGTAGCAAGAATAACTAACTCAACTAAGAATGTTGCGAAGACTAAATGGTCAACCAACATGGAAGTAAAATCCTATTGCAGTCATAATACCAAACGTAAAGAATACACCGATTACAAAACCAATGAAGGTGTCTTTCCAATTCATGTCGTTTTCTCCTCTTTCCCAGTCTCTCATAAACCTAGTATCCATTCTTTCGGAAGTTTTCCTACTGCCCACCTAAATCCGTTTCTATCTGCCCATTTTGTATATGATTTGTTGAGGGCATAAAACAGAATTCGAAGGTCAACATTAGGATACTGGCGCTTTACAGCCACCAGCTTAGCTTTATCCTCAGGTCTGAGATACCCTTTACACTCGACATAGATTTTACCCAAAGGAGTGCTGAGGATGAAGTCACAAATGTAGTGACGAGCTAAGATATACGGAAGCTTTTCACTTTCGTATTCGAAGCGAACCTTAGCTCGCCTTAGCTGATCATGGATTCTCCACTCGAATTTATTCCTCGGTACCCGTGTCTTCCGGATACTCGATTTCTTTAATGATGACAACAGTCTCTTCTTCCATTTCTTCGAACTGTTTTATCCAGTCCGGTATTCTTGAAGCAGGCACACTCAAAATAGTCAAGTCAATGTCAAACAACTTCTCAGGACGCTTCACGGTGTCAGACATCTTTCTCTCCTTTGCCACTTTTGAACTCGATCTTCTTTACCACTTCGTCTTCGCGAAAATCATAGCGAAAATGGATTAGTTTAATATTGTTCTCTTCGCAACAGCCCTTGATCCAAGTAGTTAGTTCTTGCATGCATTCGA